ATTCCAGTGCCGTAGGTAATCAGGTCTTCACCATACGCGACAATCGTACAGGTTAAATCAAATCCGGCATCCGTCGGATGGGCTTTTGTCGGAACAACCGCTTCCGGCACCAATTTCTTAAATCGAACTTTCATACTTCTTTAATTTGAATTCCTTTGATTGCGAGCATCATCTTCTTTTTTAGAAGATACTCTTTGGTTCTCATTCCCTTTGAATCTTCTACGATTTCTTCTCCGTCTTTTGTGTACACAAAGTCTGCGACGTAATGGATGGCTCTCTGGACGCATTTCGTAACAGTCTTGACTTTGGTCTTCAACTGCTTTTCTTCGTCCTTGTAGACGGCTGGAATTAGCTCATACGGCACTTGTAGACGAAGATTCTGGATCTCGCCTTTGTCCTCCATCTCTTTGAGTACAACGTATCGTCGCCACTCTTTTTTCGAGGCGAATTTGATTCCGTTGTACTCAATCTTCTCTGCTCTGTACTTACTGTAGCTAATCTTCATCGTCCATCTTTCTACTATACCACTCTGCTTTCTTGCGATACTTAATTGACGCTTTGAGCATCCATCTTTTTTTGAAGCACCGCCAATCGTCGTACCACATATCCGATTCTCGCCACATGAGTTTCCACCGATCGACGAGATAGTCTTCGGATGAGATTATCCTCCGGAGCCTATTTATTTGTCTTGGCGTCATGAGCTGCGATTGCCTCCTTTACTTCTTTAACAATTTTGTCGACAGGCTCCATCTTGACATAGGCCACGTTGGTCCATCCTTCGCCGACGAGCGGTGTTCCCGACCAACTTCCATCGAGCGGGTCTCCTTTCTTGAAGTTGAGATAAATTACGTTAGGTGTTTCCATATTAGTCTTGTTTTAAAAGTTCAAGTGCCTTTTCTATCCCGTAGTCCGCAGCCTCATGCCAAGTCTTGTATGAACTTCCCATCGGGTCTGGCGATGCGACTTCGTGTATTGTCTCGTTATGGATTGTTACGTCGAACTCGGTAGTGCAGTACCTATTCGCTCCATTTTGCCAACAAGAGAAGGAATAGACATGAACGATTAAGTTCTTCGATGCAAGCCAGTCCAGAGTCTTGGCGTAGGACGGCGGCTCGATGTCGAGTTTCTTGTCTACCTTGTTGGTGAACTTGTTTACTTCGTACTCGGTGTTCACCTTGAGCGGCATCCCTGCTTCGTAGAGCCGTTGTGTGAGGGATGCATTAACTTTTGCGGTGTAGCGTTTTTCCATTAGTCTTCGATTTTAAAATATGCGTTCTCCATCGCTTCAGTTAGAAAGGATGAGAAACAACTAACAAACTTCTCGTTTGCGCTGAGTTCGGATTCGCCCATTGTGTCAAGGATGGAATGGGTAAGTTCGTGGAAGAAAGTATTTACCTTCATCCTTTCTGGGATGCTATCGCACTTGTTACATTTATCGGCAAGTTCAATGTATCCACCCGCAAGGAATGATGTTCCAACGTTGTTATTGTCGCATCTTTCCACTTGATGTACCTCCATCAATTGCCCACCAACCTTATAAGACTTTGGAATTTTTTCGTATTTCATATCAAACAATTTCTATTCGGCTTCTCCTTTTAAAAAGTTTTCTACGTGAGGAATGGCAATCATGGCAGTACGATAGCCATCGCGCCATTGTGAGCAAGTCGCTACTGGCTTATCGCAACGCAATCCTGTCTCATTCACCACACCGTCGCACTTATAGCAATTGCACCATACGGATGCAGCATTGTGTGCAATCTTCTTTTTGATTTCGTTATCCATATCAAACAATCTCTAATTGGTCCTTCGTATAAAGGTTGAGCGGAATAATCTCCGGTCCGAAGATGCTCTTATCCTCCAAGATCCACTTCCCATCCTTCCATTCAACTCGTCCTTCATTTCGGTCGTAGCATCTCACGTAGTCGGATTCATGGATCATCCGTCCGTTCTTGTCGTAGTGGTAGGTTGGTTTCATTTTACTAAGTCTTTTGTGCTTCCGACTGTTACTTTGCCGTTCTCGTCGGAAAAGCAAAAATCTGATGCATAGTAATTGTTCGTTATTAGTTCGTACATTTCCATCATGGTCTCAAAATCTTCAAGCGAAAGGTTGAGGTTTATCTCCTGCGTATAAAAGGATACCCGCCCATCGCTAATGCCCATAGCACACGAGTGTTTCATTGTTCTTCCTCCCGGTAGTTTACGATTTCAATATGCCACCCCTCCGCATTTGAGCCTTGTGGTTTAAGGTCGAACCTAACATGGAGCCCGTCTTTCATTATTGGAATCTCCGCCGAATTGAATTGGTCGTTAATAGATTTTGCTTTTCGCAAAAGTTCTGCGAGTGTCATTGTTCTTCCTCCTTCTTAGCGCTTGATTGCTTCATATCTATCGGAAATAGTCGGGTCGTAAGATTGAACTCTTTTCATAAGCATCACTGCAATGGTATAGCCATTATGAATATTCCTCTTGGCGAAGTTGTTCCACCTATGGTAGAGAAAAAGCGCGAGTAACAGATTGTTCGTTGCAATCTGACCAACACAAGGACAAGCAGCAACATATACCCCATCGAATTTTCGAGAAACAACTATGTATTTCCTCGGCTTGATGTCTTGATTGACCCATATCCCAGCACTATTGAAGTTCTTTCCCATACCTAATCCTCCTTCGGTAAAATGATTATGCGGACCTCGGCATCGTTTTGAAATTGCTTGAGGCGTTTGTCAAGTTGGTCTTCATCCGATATTACATAACTAACGGCAGTACCATGATTGACAACTCCTTCCACCGCCCCTTCCATCATCTTCTGCTTCTGCCACTCGGCTCCGGCTCTGAACCCATCTATGTAGCAAGAGCTATATAGTCCTCTCGGGTCTTCCCGATACTCATAATCGACCCACGATTTTTCCGCTGCCTCCTTAAAGTCGTGACAATCACTCACGGGTTCATCCGGCAGGGTGTCGAGGAAGGAAAGGATTCTCGTATAAGCATTGTACTCGTATATCGAATTCCATTCTTCTTTAGTATAGTCTCGAGAACTTGTGCTCTCCGGACATTTTGCTTCTATGTTGGATTGCCATTTTCTAATTTCTGCGCGGATCAGTTCTTTCGTTGTCATATCATTCAAATTAAAAAGGGAGGGCGGGATTCGTCAATCTCGTCACTTTGGTAAACCTACCCCGCGTCCGTGCAATCCGTCGATTGCATAACCTCGGGAAATTCGCAATCTACCTTACGCTGCCCTCCCAAGTTGTCATGCTTCAATCTTTTTAATCAATTCTTGTAATTCCGCCCGTAACGCAGGCTTCGGTTGTGCATCGCCCAGGATCTCGTCAATGCGGGATTGGATGAGAGCGATGAAGTATTGTTGGGCTCCGATGTAACCCCATTTTGCTGCTTCTTGGAGAATACCAACCAACTTTTCCGGAGGAATAACGAAGTTGTTGTCGTAGTCTCGCGGACCAGTAATTATCATATCATCTTTAAATATTTTTTTGGCTGCTTCTTCTGCTTTCGTCATGGCTATTTCTCCTTTAATTGCTTGATTAGTTCGTCGGCCATTTCAATAGCGTAGGCTATTGTCTTAGGATTAAGCCCAGAACCGGATGAAACGAGCGCGACGGTAAAGTCCTTTGCCGCCTCTCTACGGAACTTCTCATAATCTGCAAACTCAAAGTCGAGTTCAGGATCAGTGTAGTGCCGTATATGATCTCCAAAGTCTGCGACCCATCCACCCCCTGTCGGAACTACGTTCACAATTTCTCCAGTCTTGATTACTTTTGCTTTCATGGCTATTCCTCCTTTTTTAGTTCTTCTTTTCGTGATGTTTTTCAACAAAATAACCAATGAGGAAAGCGAGTAAGGCGACCAAAGCGATGATAAAACAGATGATATCCATTTTAGTAATCCAATCCATATTAACTCCTGCTTTTCGCTTTATTGAATCTTCGCAAGACTTCTTCGTATTGCTCGTTCGTAAGACGGGTGAAAGTGAACATCTCTTGCTTGTTGTTCTTGACCGCATAGAGGAACGTGTGTAACTTCTCGATGTCGGCGATGGTCAATGCATCTTCTCTTTCCAACCTTCTGCCTTCTTGGACGTCTTTTTGGAAAGCCACGGTGTCGAAGACCTCCGGCTGCTCCTGCTGGAGAGAGTCGATGAAGAAAAGGAGTTGTTTACAACAATCTTCTTCTCCATCATAGAAATTTCGCATATTTGAATTAATAGCATTATTTGACATGCTATTATTAAATTTTTGTAGCCTTTCTATCTCGGCAATCAGTTTTTCTGCGTCAATGTATTTCATAATCTAAATATCTTCGTCTAAGTCAACGATTAAAGATGTTTGAGTTGTAAGACCTACTATCTCTATTAGGTCATCCATATTCTGATGAACATAAATTTCAGCACCAAAGAAATAAGAAGTCCTACCACCAACACCCATTGTATCGAAATTCTTTCTCCACTCCTCTTCGACCATCTTCCAAGCTTCTTCCTTTGTTTCAGCTGATACAAGATAGTGAGGTGTATCTGCTCCCCAAGTTTGTATATGCCATACTTTCATATCTAAATCAATAAAGTGGTGTATATGGGTCTGCTCCAAGAAGACTTTCAATTTCATCTTCCAAATCATAGTCATAAGAACACTTTCTTGCTGAATGTGCACATCCTCCCAACACATCCATCGTGGATAGTTTCTTTGATGTTTTTGGCTTTTCTTCTGAAACTACTTTGAAGTAACTGCCAGTGCAATGGTTTATGGCCAAACGCTTTCTTTCTTTGTCGTTTTTGGCATCATTGAATATACTAACGATGTCTTCAAAGTCAGAGATTAAAGTTTCTCCAAATATTTTTATTATTACTTCTTTGCTACTAACAATTACTTCCATATCATTTACTGTTTTTGCCAATTAAAGTTTATTAAAAGGTGCGGCTCCGTATGCGTTGCAACTGACTTAATCCTTATGCCATAAGTTCATCTACGGATTTTCATACCGCACCCTATAGGTTACATCAGTTTCTTGAGATTGTCATACATGATAGAGAGCCTGACAGAATCTGCTACATCTGACTTGGCAAGTTTATTCACCGCTCTTTGTAGTGCTCTCATCTGCTCATCGCTGGGTTTCCAATAAGATTTCGGCTTTAAGCATCTCAATCTCGCTAGCATACCGCCATAGTGTTCTCTCCCCGCTAAGTAATCACTTATAATTGGTTCGATTTCTTCTTCGGTCCAATAGTGTATTTTGCTTTGTGGACGGATGGATTTGAGAAAATTAATTTTAATTTGAATTACCGCTGCGTGGTCTTTGTCAACGGAAAGGCGTCTCTCATATTCTCTAATAATTGATTCTAACCATTGTTCATCATCCTCGCTCCACTCTTGCTTGGGCTGGGGATGGAGGGATTTGAACCGATTGTTAAACCATTTTTTACAACTCTTTGCAGTCGGGTCTGATGATTCGTGATATTCCAAGAACTGATTGACAAAATATGCCATCTTCTCATCCTCATCGCTCCATTCTTGCTTAACTGGATGGACACAATACTTAAACTTTATTTCTTTGAGCCATTTTTCAGCGGTAACGGCATTTTGGAGTTCTCCCTCATCCTTTGCTGCTCTCTCGGTCTTTGTTACACAAGCGAATGCCTCATCCCAACCGATATTATCCTCCTCGCTCCACTCTGCTGGCTTTACTGACTCTACACCCTCGTCAAATCCATTTTTGAAACCATCGTCGTAGTATTTAGCCTTGATTGCATCTAATCCTTCAAGCGGAGGGAATTGCTCGTCTGCAGGTTTCTGCTCTTGTGTAAGGTTATCTTTATCTGCGGGCCAGTTCTTCGGCTCATAGAGTTTCTGCTCTTTCTGCAACTCCTCTCTCGCCATATCAAGAATATGTTTGCCATGCTTCTTCACGAATTTGCTTGGCCATTTTTCTTCATCGTCTTCCCAATAACCAATGAAATTGGTAAGGGCTTGTTCAAATGCAGATAATTCCGGCATATTCATAATGTCATCAACTCTTTTATTTACTTCTTCAACAGTCTTCGGGTCACAGTTCTCTACACATTTATCAAAAAGAGCATTATGCTTGGTGTAGTTTGGCTCTTTCTGTTCCATTTCCTTCATCGCCTTGTTGTAGCCGGCAGTACATCCTTCGGTATATCCTTGCTTGTGGCCTTTTTCATATTCTTGACAAGTAAGACAAGGTTTTTTATTCCAGCCCTGCTCTTTCTGCTTTTCGAGGTAGGCAAGCATATCGTCATACCTGTCTTTGTAATATTGAGAGCAGAGACTTGGATTGCCTTTAAGCCAATATATCAAGTTGATTATATCTTTCCTTATCCTCTCGTCCTCGCTCTCGGCAAGCTGTGGAAAGACAATCTCCATTTGTTTCTTCGTAAGGGCATTCCCGGCTTCGTGCAAGCCTTTCGCCGCTTCGAATGATTCTTTATATGCTTTTTCGTAATCCATGCTTTTGTGTTTATTTCTTCATGTAAAATCTCGCGATATCATCCTCGTCAATAACGCCCTTGCCCTCCATCGAACGAAGTGTCCGCATAAGGGCATTGGCGTTCTCTGCACTTTCATCGCACTTCTCGAAGTAAAGCAGGAGCAGGCGACAAATCTCGTTAGCTCCAGAGTCCCAGACATCAAGGTCCCGGTAGTTGGATGCTTTCGCAGAATTCTCGATATCCGGACGGAGTTTCTCGATGTTGTTATATACCTGTTTGATCCCGTTCTGTATTGAGCGGAAGTATATTTTCTTCTCTCGTTGGAAAGAGTCTTGGAGAGGTATCATTCTTCTATCCAGATCCATCAATAATCTGTCGATGACTATCGATAGAGAATAGAGTATATCGGCTTCCTGCTGAATCATTCTGTCATTATGCGTGCTCATTGGTGAAAGAGAATTGTTTCTTTGTGTAATCTATCTTTGCGTTGATTTTGTATAACGTATCGCTTCCGATGATTGCCTTGAACTTAAATTCGTCGCCATAGTTCTTGGCAAAGTGTTCTGCGAGCGATTTTAAATCGGCTGTGATCCCAACAACACCAATACTCTTGTTTTCTCCAAGATCGAGATTGGCGATAACTGGAGAGCAATTGACGGCATACTCGGTCGCCACGCTAATGATGCTATATCCAGCTTCTTCTGCATTGTAGGACAGATTATGTTCTTCCGCGAACTCTTTGTCGAACATCGTCTGTTCCGATCCGGAATCAACGATGGCAAGGAATTCTCCGCCATCTTTCAGGCGGAGAGATACAATAGGGATTTCTGATTTACAGTCTATGAAGTTTATCGTTGTTTTATTCTGCATAAGTTGTAGGAATGAGTTTTACGATATTGCCGTAGAACAGTTCGAAGATTTCGAGCGGGATGCCTGCCCCATCGAGTTTCTTTATGAGTGTCGATGCTGTCGTAAACTGGGCATTACCGATTTGTACGAAATTCTCAACAAGCTGTTTCGCCATATCAAAGTCTTTCTTCGACTTGAATTCTGTCGTTGTCTGGAAATTACAAATCTCTTTTACGACCTTGGATTGTCGGCTTGTCGACGATTTGATATCAAAAGCAGTAGATCTTCTATCTTTCCAAAGTAGGAAACGGAACAATATCGTCATTGTAACCGGATAATCTCTCCAGTTGTGCTGATTGAGCGCATTGAGCTGAATAACATAGTTCTCTCGATCTTTTTGGCTCGGGTATCTAATCTTTCCAGTGTTGTAAACAAGTTGAAGCATGTCCATCGTGAGCTCATTCGCATTCTCGAACTTTAATTTCTTATAGCTTATCGCTGGGGTCTTGAGCTCTCCCTTGAGAAGCATCGTGTATGCAACTGGAATCGGAGAAAGAATGAGCCGTCTTTGTTTGTCCTTCTTATACGGATAGAAAAATTTAATGTCCTGGTCCGAAGGATTTCCGATATTAAATGTCATCGAATGCAATCTCGTCCCGTAGTCTTTGTTGTAAGACCGCGTCGTTACACCAACGACCAATTTTTCGTGCGGAAAGATTGCATATGCATAAAGCCAGAGGTTCGCCCATCTTCGATTCCAGGGCCAAGGAGAGAAGACATTGCAGCACCCGGAATCGACATTGCGCTTAATCGTGTAGTTGTTCCTGATATCATCCATCGCATAGACACACTGCGGAACGACATGGATTTCCGATCTGGCTTGAGGGATATAATTCTGGTCAAGAAGAGAGTCGATGTCTTCGTCAAAATGTTTCATTACCTCCATTCCGAAAGCGGCGGTATATTTCTCTGGATCGTTTATTGGCGAATCAAGTATCAAATCATAGTCGTAATACTTGACACCATCTTCTTCCAAATATATTTTCATTTTCTTCTATTCAAAATATCAAGTAAGTCATTCGGGCCGTCGGTCTTGATGTAAGACGGAACGACAGCTTCGGTCTCTTCGTAGTCGATAATCTCGTCAAGGAGCGTCTTCCAGTTCTTATATGTGTACTGACCGAAAGACAGTCCATTGATCTGGGATTCGCTCATCGGATCATACTCATACGTCACCGGAATCTTGTCTACGCGGCTTATGTCGGTAAACAGATACGGAAGAATCGTGTAATCCGCATAATCCGGATCGCCATCGAGGACAATCCGAAGTCCTTCCGTGTAGCTCTGAGCCTGGATATCGTACCTAAACCGGATGAAGTTCTCCGCGAAATCATATCCTGGAACAGAACTCGTTTTCAAATCTACTGGCTGTACGGTCTTGTCGTCATGATTAACAACGAGGAGATCCGGCATGAACTTAAATTCAACCAGCCTTCCAGACGGAAGCCATACTTTGACGAGGAATTGCGTCTGGTATAGATACTCGATTCTGTTATTGCTTGTAGTACCAAACAGGTTGGAAAGATATGGATCCGTCCTGAACCTTGTTGCCATTTCCATCGCATCTTTCCAGTCAGCGGTAGACACGACAGTCTTCCCGGAACGACGCATTTCGTAATACGGCTTGGCCTTGGACAATTCTTTGATTCTGGAGTCGAGACTACGGTTGGTGTAGTACGAACACTCCATCGTCGCATTGTCGATCATCTCCAGCGGAATCTCATCGAACGGGACGGTAGTGTCTACAAGAAGCCGGTCCATTACCTTCTTCGGCCCTTCCGTCGGCACGTAATCAGATACAGTGTAGTAATCCATCACCTCTCTTCCGCGAGTGAGGATTGTATCGAATAGGCTTCCAAACTCCATCGACGGAGTCGGCGTCATAGGCTCATGCAGTTTGGCGATTGCTGCGAATCCTTTGTCGGCATAACGCGCAATGAGCGAATGAGACCAAGCCGGATATTCATGATACGCTTTCTCGGTTAGATTGAGAGAGTATTCTTTTAATGATTTCATGTGTTGTGTTATTAAAGAAAAAGGAGGGCAGCGGATAAAAGCAAATTATAGCAAGAGATTGTTGTGACGTGAGAGATTGAAGTTTAACCCTGGGCTGAATAACCCAATCCGCCTTCCGATTCACACCGGGGCCCTCCTTTCGGTTTATTCTTTATATGGAACGCAAACAAAATCATCACATTCGCCGTAAGTGATTTACTAACAGCAAATGTAACAAAAATGTTAGAAGAAGTCAATACTTACCTGGAAGAATTCTCCATCGTATCGACAAAATTCTCGAAGGTCATATCTGCTGTAATCTGAACGGGAGCGACAGCCACCTTTGCGCGAAGGAATTTCTTGTATTCTTTGGGGAGGTTGTTCCACTTGTCGATATCGACAAACTGGCCTTTCTCTTCGATTCCACATTTGTAAAGAATCCAACTCTGAAGCATTGCCCAGTCTTTCTTGGAAACGACATAGTTCGGTAGTGTCTTCTCGCGTTTGTAGTCATAATATCCGATCTTAGCTCGAATCTTTTCAAACGAAATCGTACTTGAATACGGGAGGATATTTTCATTCACGAGCCAGAAACAAAGTGTCGCTGGATATTCGCGCCAGTTACTATTCACGATTGCGGACTCTACGATATTATCCTCACATTTCGACCAGACAATCAGATTCTCCAGGTTAATTTCAGCGAGAGGCTTGATCGCAAGGTCGCTGTCGAGAACATACTTCCTGCGCGGATATGTAACAAGATAGATATCCTCCCATTCCTGGCATTTCGGAAGAAAATATACATTAGCCTTTTTGAGATTGTCCTTGTAGTATGTTATCACCACACTTCCGTCTCCATAATATCCGCAAGCGGCATTGATGGAATGGTAAATCTTGTTTACCATTTCTGGCGACCACGTCTCTTCACCGGATGAATACCGTCTCTCAACGTCAAACAGAAACAGGATATTCGACTGACTCTGTTGAGCGACGATATTGCAAATGAGTCGCTGCGGGACCGGCGGCTCCTCGACAACAGTATATTGCGCCTGTTCTGGGTCAAGTTTAATCTTGTATCCGGAATTACGGATTACATCTCTGGAGAGGCTGCATTTGGGAGAAACGAAAAGTCTTTCTGCCGAAAAACAATACTGTCTTGCATCAGATGTGATATACTTTGACGGCTCATCATTACTTCCCGTGTCAAAATATGCGGTTTTCCCGCGAGGGAGACCTACTTGTTCGTAGATCGTCGTCTCGCAGGAGTCGTCCGCATTGACCATCACTTTCCCGAGATAGATTTTCGGATAGTTGAACGTGTATTTAGGCATTACTGGAAATGATATTTGCAATCTTCGGTTCAAACAGAAGTTTCTGGGTCTGCCTCTTATGGTCAGACGTGATTGTCTTGATCATATGATAATACAGATCCTGGTTGAAGAACTGCTGGTCGGCATCCTTCTTGTCATGATCGATAAACTCGAGAATTCTGTCCTTGACGACAGAGATCGGAGTCTTCTCGTCAGAATCGAGCCAAGCAGCGATATAGTTGCAGAAGCGACGCTCCAGCAGGGAAGCGATATCGCCACGATAGTCGCCGTTGGAGTCATACAGAAGGGAAGAAAGCTTGCCTTTGACGGTATCCCAACTCTCGTGCAGCATCTCTTTCGGTTGGATGATGAGGTGCATCTTGTTTCTCAGGAACGCGGAGAACATCTGGGAGAAACGGCCTTCTTCGTCTTTGAAGCAGCCCTTGGCGATCGTGGTGATGAACGCAAGATTCTCGTTATCATCCCAGTTCTTAATTCCAGAAATCATATTCGCGAACATAACAAAGCTTCTCGGGTTACAGATGCGATTGCCTTCCTCATCGGAGTTAAACAATGCTTCATAATTGTTCGCGATGAAATTGATGCATCGACCGTCTACGTTTGCTCTCTCTGCCCACTGCATCCAAGAATTAACATCGAAGCCGACCTCGTAGTTCATGAATCTGGTCTTCTGGGCCTCATCCATCGAATTGACATTATACTCACCGTTATCCGGATTCGAAGTCAGACAGATGGTACTCTTTTTGGGAAGCTTCCAGGAAACGTATCCCTGCGTGAGAATGAGCTCCATTACCGCCTGAGAGAGCTGAGAATTACATCTTCCGAAATCATCCAGGATGAACAGGTTCCCGTTCTCGTTGTACTCCGGAACCCACGCCGGTTTCGCATACGTCATTCGGGTTCTCCCGGTCTGACGATACATGGTATTCTGATCATTGGATTCGAGCTGTTTCGCGTTGATCCATGCGATTTGCGGAAGAATCTTCCACTTCATGGTCCCGTCTTCCGCCTTATATTTCTTTGCAACCTGCACCTCGTATTCCATCGAAGGATAACCAATCAAGTCACCAGCCTCATCCAGTTCGTGAAGCGACAACTTCGTGCAAGTCATATTTCTGTCCTTTGCGATTTGCTGGAGAACCGAAGTCTTTCCAATACCGGCTTCCGCTTCGAGGCAAATTGCGATCGGAGTGATACCTTTGTCTTCCAACGCGAGATTGTTATCAATAGTATAGTTGACGAGTTTCTTGACCTCGCCCATGCTTACTGTGTTTGTCATGTACTGTTTGAATTAATTATCTATCTGAAACTTTTCGAATGAATAGTAGAAATCCTCATGTGATTCTTCGTAATTGGAAAGGACATTATTGATTGATTGCTCGTCCGGCTCGACATGAAGACCTTCAATTCCGAGATCATTGATCGCCTCGGCTACTTCCTGGAGCGTCCAATAGTAATCCCCATCAAGAATGTCTTCAATATAGAGCATGTACTTCGCATGAAAGTTGCTCCCGTCTTTGTCGTTGGTATAATACTCACACATTCCCGGCTCTTCCGCGAGATAATAGATGCTGATATCCGGAAACTTATCTTCAAGAAATGCTCTCACTTCATTGCATTCCGCCCATGCCGTCATGGTATAGATGTCGAGGCTTTCATCATACCGCATATAGTCGGTTATCTCTCCACGGCAATTGACCTTGTGCCAATCGCCACCGAGATAGTTTACGAGACAGCCAAGCCAAAGTTTACCAAATCCGTTCTCAACAAAGGGTTTCGGAAGAGATTTGAGATGTTCGATGGCATTATAAATTTCATTTATCTGATTCTTGTCGCCAAGAATCCTGTAATGTGTATGGCACCAGTTGGGCATATTATTTCTGTTTTGGGATTATTACTACGGACGCACCGTTAACTTTATATCTTCTCCGGTCGTGATTGCCTCTGGATGAGATCACCCAGAGCATTTCTTTCGGAGTATTGTTGGGGATCGGAGCGCCACCATCGGTAAAATAAATTATACCTTCGTACTTTCTCCGGTTAGCCAGGAACAGGTCGATAGGTGGTTGGAAATCGGTTCCACCACCTCCATGTAGTTCCCCATTCGGTCTTGTCTTGAAGTCATATTCATGGACGATCCGCGTATCGCACTCTACAACATGGAATGTAGTGTTCTTCGTAAGAGTGGCGATCTGCCCCATGAATTCGCGATATTCCGGCATGGAAACAGAACCGGAAGTATCAATCGCAACGAGGATATGGGATTTACGCTTATGTCTCGTTCCTGCCGCATCAGGGAACCTTTTGGACTCGCGCTTCTTGGATTTACGCAGTTCTTCAGAGAATTCATTTCCGATATAACGACGGAAATACCGCTTCCAGTCCGCTACGGGGCGAGGTTTCTTTTTATTCCGGATATCCGTAATCTTACCTTTCAGCTCTCCCGGGACTGTGCCCCTTCCTTTCTCTACTTCCTCGGCAGCGAAGACCAGCAGATCGTCTATCTGCTGCTGAAGATTAACCTTCATGGCTTCATCCATTTCTTCCGGCCACATACTATGGTCATCAAAGCGGGAGACGGAGTCAGCCATTTCCTGCATAATCTTTTCCATCGAAGGAACATTCCCGCTATTGGAAGGCTGTGATTCTTGGGGCTTATTTGGATGCCCATTTTGGCTATTCTGCGGGCCCGCTGCGGTATTTTGCTGTTGATTGGATGGATTGTTCTGCTGCTGGGATTGTCCATTCTGACCTCCATTGCACGGCTTCTGCGGTGCTTGTGCGGCAGCTTTCTGGCGATCTTCCTGCTCTTTCTCAGCCTTCTGTTTGAGAAGCTGGAAGTACCTTCTGGCTCCGAGTTTCTTGTCAAATCCCAGGTCTTCCGCGAATGCGCCTCCGGCTTCCTTGACGATCTTACTTCTGTCGAGATAGCAATTGACCTCCAGGTCGGCTGCGATATTGCGAAGCCTGTGAACGGCAGGGGAGACATTGTTGTCGTCCCAGAGCGTGAAATGATTGAACGCAATATGGAGACACTCGTGCTTCAGAAGCTGAAGCGTAGTATCAATCGGCAGTGATTCTACGAAATCCGGATTGTAGGACAGTTTGAATACATTACCTGACTGCCATACACCGAGAGTTCCCATATTCTTATTGGGTCGTCTGTCCATTGAGGACAGGATAATACCGTAATACGGTTCCTGCATGGTGAATAGCATGCAGATCTTTTCAAAGTCCATTATTCTTCGTTTTCTTCGTAATATTCTTTTTCTACAAAACAGTTCCCGTCGCCGTCAGAGACGACAAGGGCGTTATCGAACGCCTCTTGGTCATCCAGCCATTTCTGACTTTCCGGCTAAGAGATGTAGTAATATAAAGTAGGCATATTACAATGTGATTAGTGGTTCTTCCTGATGTGTTTCGTCGAATACCGGCACGCCATCGCCATCATCAAGCACCATCCAGGTTGGATTGAAATCTCCGATATCGAATCCTCGCTTTTCAAGGATATCTCGTACGAGATCTGCTTCTTGGATATCGAGACCGACGCCTTCCATCAGATAAGCAGCCTCATCTTTATCGAGCGTGACTACTTCCAGCGTCTTGCATAAGTGGTTTATAACAAGAATTCTCATGTTTTACTCTTTAATTTGTTCCAAAGATTTATGAATTCTTCTTTGCTGTAAAATTTATAGAAATCGCTCGGGTCTTTTGCTTCGTACTCCGCAGGAATACAAATGTTGATGAGCTGCGGATACTTTTCGATTAGAGCCCTTGCGTGATCCTGTCCGGGATTGTCATTCGTGTGTTTGAAATCATTGTCATACCACAAATAGACCTTCTTGAACTTGGATAGAACTTGTTTCATAACCTGCGGCTTCGGTATATATCCTTCTCCTTGGAGGGACATCGCCGGTATGCCGAGATTATTCCAGATGCACATCGCATCTTTTCTGGACGACGTTATGATAACTGCTTCGTTACTCCTCTCGTCTGCCCACTTGAAAGCGTGTTTCCAAAGATCCCAAACGGAACTGTCGTGTTTTGACAGCCATTTGAGCTCCCTGGAATACGGCTGATACAGTTTGATACTCTGCACTCCATCTTTCCACTCGAAATAGGCATAGGCATATTTGTCCATCGGTGTAGAATAGCTAAATTTCTGTCCGTCCTTATCCGTCTTTGTAAAGAAAGCGTGTGAGATTGGATAGACGTTACACCATTGGGCGAACTGCTTGGATATCCCAAAGCTTTCCCAGAACTCTACATCCCAGGATTGCCACGGTCTTGTTTTTACTTCGATTGAGATAGTCTTGGCCAGATGCGTTCGACCATGATAACGGCGCAGGATATCAAACTTAGGAAGGGTTGCATCAGTATCAGACTTTATCTTGGAAAGGGTTTCTGTATAGTCCGTATGCCAAAGACGGGACAGGAGGTCTATGGTCGTACCATATTCCCCTGTTCCGTAATCCTTCCAATAAATACGCCCGTCCTTCTCCGTTATAGAGAAAGACGGGTTCTTGTCGTCGTCGCGATGAAGAGATGTGCAAGTGCATGGAAATGTATCAATACCGAAATAACGCTTGAAGATATCAGTATCTGACATGCTGATATCTTCTCTGCGTATCTCGGCAGGCGATTTCTTTGCTCTTGAAATCATCTCATTGTTGTTTGACTAAAAAGGGAGATCGTTCTCTTCGTTATCGGAAGATCCGTTATTGAAGATATTCTCTGCGGAGTTGTCAGAGACGCTGTCCGCTTCAAGCTTCCATTCACGGATAGGCCCGGCAGAGAATTCATACTGTGCAGCAGTCTGTTTCCCGTTGAGGAACCGGTCAATACCTTTTCGTGCAGTACGGAACTCTCCTGTGGCCGCATCAACGCGCTCGGCATTGGAGATATAGGCATAGTCGCGATGACCGCCCATGAGGAATACCTGATAGGACTTGTTGTCCTCTTTCGTGCGGACACCGAAGGTGAGCTTGATACGGTTATCCGGCTGAAGCGCGACATAATCTGCGAGCTCCTTGGCGTTGCCAGCACAGAGCGCATTCCAGTCATCGATGGTGAGGACACCAGGATTCTCGGTTGGTACCCATTCGCCTTCATTGCTGTCCTTGTTCTTGCGAACAAATCTCTGGAACGGAGTAACGTTGAGATACTTCATCAGGAAACAGACGAGCTCTTCTTCACCGCGGTGACACGGAAGATAATTCTTGCTGATATCTGCCGGACCGTTTTCATACTGAGGAACTGAATGATGCTTCACGTCGTCCTTCGTAGCCCACGCCGTGCGACCAAAACCGTCAATGATTTTGCATTTGGTCTCGTCGTTGTTGAGGTGGAATCCCGGGCGTACCCAGAAATCCAGGGCGACAGTTGGTTTGTTCTCGAGTTCCTGAATCTGAGCAAGGAAGCGCACGCGCGACGCGATGATCTTGCCGCTTTCGTCTTTGGTAACATACTGCGGTTCCTTGGCGTCTTCTGCGAGATTCCATCCGAACTGACGGAGTTTCGCGTTATCCGGATTGACTGCTACAATATTGACTGTACCTACGCCGATAAACTTCTTAACATCGACATATTCTCCGGTAGGGGCTTCCTTGGTAACGTTGTAATTCTGAATCATGATTATTTTATTTTTATTGGTTTATTATTTTATTTCCACTCGTCAATGAAATTATTGATATCGGGCCATCCATCGCCATCAGTTGACGGGATCTCAATCCCGCTTGCCGGTTCAGCGTTGGCGAAAGGATCCTCCGCAGATTCCGCTTTCTCCATTTCTTTCTCCACGTTAATTGTCTCTACGACAACCGACGGATCATTCATCGGATCAAGCTCCGGCAGATTCTCTTCTTCGTCAGCAGGAACTTCTTCGGGAATCGGATCGACAACCTTGTCTTCCTCCGCGACGATTGGAGTTTCCTGGACGTCCTCAACGGAGGCAGTAGACTCTTCCATCTCGTCAATTTCCGTTGCGTCGGAGGTGTAACGAGCAAGAACGCTTTTCTCCCAGAAATCAATCTCCTTCTGGCAGCGCTTAATCATATTGTTAAGATCTTTCTTCTCTTTTTCGGCGAGCTTGCGATACTTTTCGTCGATCTCGGAGACTTCCTTTTCTGCCTGTTCCTTGTTCTTGCGGAATTTGTCAATGAACTTGTTGAGGTCTTTGATGTCTAAATTAAAGTTGGTCATAAGTATTTAAGAAAGTTGTTTTAAGTTTTCAATTTATTTCTTAGTCATTCGAAATGAGCGCCTTATGCCGGATTCGGCAAGAAGATCTGCGACATATCGAATTTCAGATGATTCTCTTCATCGGATTCTGCGACTACAAAGCGTTTTCCTCTCAAATGAAGAGGGCGAGCCTCCTTGATCGTATCATCTCCACCGATGAAAGATAGGATAGTCTTATTGCCTTCTCGATAGAGATAGCCAACGCCGTCTGCTTCACCACAGATGATATCTGCAAGCTTACCTGCAAGGTCAACGGAGAGTTCGGTAGTTTCAACGTCCTTTTCCTTAATCTGGCGGTCTTTCACATGACACACCAAGATCAAAGACTCGCAAAGCGGCTGGAACATGTGTACCATCTCTTTGAGAGCTTCGCGCAGATACAAATATCCAGCGCCATTAGGAAGTTGTCTTACGTCAGCCTTGGAATCCGGCACGGGTTTACCTTCTTTCCGGATGATCACTCCGTTTTTGTCCTTCATGTATCCCCAGTTCGCGCCCATCGGAGTCTTGCGATACAAAGCTGCTGCATACGGAAGAGACATTTCTTCCAAACGAGTTGCATTGTCGATGGTGATAAATCTATACGGGAATTTGCCTTCTTCTTTGATTTTCTTTTCAAGAGCGGCTTTGATATAGAAAAGTTCCTGTGCGCTTTCGGCCTTGACCCGCATTACACTCAATGCACGATAGCCATCCTCCAAATCAATAATCAAATTATTATCCAGGGATGCCATAACGGAACTTTTACCGCTTTTGGGGCGACCATAAATAACCAGCAAACGCGGATTATAGTTCTGAGCTTTCTGCCGCTCAGTAGGCAAGACAATCTCTTTTGCCATATTAGTCGTTAATTGTTGAAAGTGATACTGTCTGTTTGATTGTATACTCGAGGGTTCCGGTGTATCCGAAATCTACAAGTTTCTTCATTAGATCCTTTGGCTTCGGATTTACGAGTACCGTAACGCCTCTTCCACGAAGAGCGTCTACAAGATCAGCTATAGGAACCGTAATGAGATTGGGTTTTTCTTCCTTTTTGATTCCTTCCGGCATCCTCGTCTTCGGCTGGACTGTTTTATTCTCTTTTCTTGCTTTTCCTTTCAGATACTGCTCTCTCGAGATCTCATTCTGGCAAGTCCTGCAATAGTCTGCATGACCATCTTTTTTGGCCCTATTCAATCCAAACTGATCAATGGGCTTGTCCTCTCCGCATCGCGGGCAATGTTTAGTTTGTGTTTCCATGTTTGAGTAATTCGTTAAAATCCGGAACTTCAATTGTATTTTCGTCAATGCGCTGCCTGATATCCGGATTTCCCATACCTTCAAATACAGACAACAGAACACCCAGAAAACCAAGGTTGCCTTCTGTAGCCTTATAGATACCGACGGCAATCTTGTAAAGATCATCTATACCTTCGGCGCGGATCTTTACTCCAAAGCTATTGTTTTCATCATCGCTTGTGATCTCCAATAGAGTCCGGGGTTCAAAACTATCCTTCATTGATTTTGAGATTATTAAAGAATGACAATAAGACTGATTTACTGATGTGATTTTTGTTTTTGTTTAATTTTAATTCTTTTGCCTTGTCATACCAGTATCTCATATTAAGCTGATCATCCGGACGCGGCAATTCACTGAACGAACATACAGCGCCATCGAAGAACAGGGGGCATACTCCGCCCATTTCTCCATTTCGATTGGCCAAGACATATAAGAACCGTCCGTAATTTTGCAAACCGGTTCCATCTGCCTGCTGAATAGAATAGCCAAGCCAAGCTGGAAGGCCGAATTTGGATGGATCGAAAAGTCCAAGGACAAGATCGGCATCGCGTGCAGTATATTTGCTGTCTCCGAGACCAGCTGCACTCGGAACCATTCTTTTAGCCTTGATTGCCTCCAATCCTTCCGAGTCAGATGCCTGCTGCTGAATAGCCACACAAGTGAAGTTGTACCTGTTCCGCAGATACTTCACGAAATACTCGCTGGTTTTGTCCACCGCCTCTTTCGTACCTTTGAAGCCCTGCTCCTTGTCTACAAGCCCGATATGATCTATGATACAAATCTTGTAATGATTCGGATCATACTGCTTGTAAGACTTGAAGACTTCAACATCCTTTTCAAAGATGCCTTTAGACTTGATCTTTTCTGACTGATAATCACCAACGCTCTTTGCGTATTCCTCGCAAACACGAAGAATGCCGGTTGGATTCGTGTTTTCAGTCTCAAATCGTACGCACTCCTCGAAGAACTTAAGCCGTTCCTGATACTTTTCACTCTTCAGTAAGTCAAGCGCTTCTATCGGAACTGGATACTCCGTTGAGGTAGAACGAAGGTCTGCTGGGGCGAGGCGGTATCCATCTATCTTGTAGAGAAGATAGGACATATATCGCTCGATAATCTTCTGAACAGATTCTTCAAGCGCGAAATAGATAATGTGAACCGAACATTGGTCTTTATGCTCAAACGCATAATCAAGTGCGTGAAAGACATAAATGAAATTGGCAAAATTAGTCTTACCTACCTTTTGATTTGCGGATACGACAACATATTGGCCTTGCTCGATTCCGGGAACTTCATTTCTGAAGCGTGTAAAGGGCAGAGGGATGCAGTTTACTCCTCCATGAAGGACGTTCTGTCTTCGTTCCTCCAGATTGTTGATCACCGCATTCACACTGTCCGCCCCAATCAGGCCCACAGCGAACCCATCGTATTCCTCCTTGGATAGCCCCGAGGGAGAATCATTTGTTCCTTTTATCATAATGTTTCTATTTAAATGATTGTTCCCTGGTCGAAAGACGATCCACCGAAAAGCGCCTCGAACTCATTCTGTTGACGCTGTTCATCCGTGAGAGATTCAAGCATATCTGCCAATACGGATTTGGTTTCATAATCAATCTTACCATCAGAACCAATCGTTGCCCGCTTCTGCTTACAGATGAAATATGGGAGAGTCTGCATATATGTAGCGTCATTCTCATATTGGGCAAGATATTTCCTGGCGACAGAAAGAACGTCATCGACAGTATACTCTTTAAGACCGCGCAAAGCCCAGATATATTTAAGCCTATATGCAAGATTCTTGACGGAATCCCGCCAAGGATATTTGCCGTCTTTGTTGCCAGAAGGCCAGAGTTCCCGAAGCTTTTCGGCCAACTCTGTATAATAGTCCTTACGAATCCTGACAAGATTAAAATCCACGTCAAGATCGTCAATAAGAGCTGACAGTTCATCAAGCTTATCTCCTGAAAGGTATCCATTCTCTTTAAGATACTTTGCGCAGAAGATAGCTTCTTTTGTATGCTTCTTCATTTGTTATGGTATTAAAGGGTGCAATTGAGATTCGTGAAACGTGACCCCAAAAAACATAAAACACTATGACCCAACTGCACCCTGCTTCTTCACAAATATAGTGATTATCAATTCAAGAAACAAAATTGTTTTATTTATTTTCTTTCTTGTTTTCGGTGGAATTTTCGGATTCATGCGGTCTATTCAAAGACTCAGCAATCATCTTCATGGACTCGGAGATGGCTTTCATATAGAGAGGCATTGTCTCCATGTAATGTTGTTCAAGAACAGTCATTGTCGTAATCATTTTCTCGTTCGTATTCTACCCGCTCTATGCAGGCTTCTTCATAGAGATCGTAAAGCCGCTCCTTCTCTTCGGAAGAAAGCGGCTCATCGTCCCAGTCGTGTTCGTAGTGAAACTTCATGGCTCCATGTGTTTATAGGGTTCGTCATGGAGTTTGTAAAATGCCCGTCCCGAAAGACCGCAGATAATCATCCAACCAAGAGACCAGCAAATCTGCTGACCAGCTGTCATATCAGGACCAAACGAGATTGCACAAAGAAGGCTGACCACAAAGGCCAGCCCTGTAAGGATTTCAAGTATCTTTTTCATGTCAAATATGTGCGTCGTAAACTTCGCCAATTCTGAATGTCTGTCCCGCAAAATACGGAGCATCTTCAACGAACTGCATCGAACTCTTGCCAGCACCAGCGAAGATAAACATCATGTTGTCGTTCTTGTAATACTCACCAGCAAACCTCAATTCAGAAAACAATTCTGACACGGATGTTGCCGGTGCTGCAAGATTATTGACCAGATTGACATAATAGTCGTGAAGTGTGCCGACAATGGTCTCTCTCGGAAGAAACGTGATTGTCTCCTTCTCAGGATCCACATTCGCAATGCCCTCAAAGAAAGTTGCAAAGTTATCGCTGTTAATCAAATCATCACGTTCAGCCTTACGATATTTCTCTCCAGCATAATCCGTGAAATAGTCGATAGTCGTATCCCCTTCGTCAAAGATATAACTAAACTGCCCTTTCTTTTCTCCGTCCGAAAGGATTTCAACAATGGGGAAATGCATATTACTTCTTCATTTCTTTCTTGATTTCTTCGGCAACAGCCTTGGGAAGATAACTCTTGTATGCCTTGCCGGTCTTCTTACTCACGCGGAGAATGTAGCAAGCTCCAGACTTCGTAATCCAGATAGGATGCACTTCGCCCTTTGAATCACGCCAAGTATACTCGGTCTTGACATCAGTCAACCCTTTCTCCTTGGGAGCAGACACGGCAGAGAACTCTTTACCGTCACGTTTGTAATCCTGGGAATAACCAAGACTAGTTGCTAACATGAATGCGGCTAACAGAATCACAATCTTTTTCATTTTGCTTTTTGATTATTGCCAAGACCGCATCGCAATCCGGCATTTGTTTGACTTTTTGTTCAGCCTCAACAGAAGAGACGGCCTCAACTGTAATAGTATTACAATCAAAGCCGTCTTTCTGGAGATATGTCACCCTAAATTTCTTCATTTCTGGAGAGCTTCAGAATGTCTTCGTGTACAACATTGATAAATACCGAATCCGCGTATTCAAGACTTGGATATTTGTCAATATCTGAAATGAACTCGTAAAGTAACTCATTTTCACGAACTACTCTTTCATTTGCAACATAGAGTTTGCCAATGCAAAGGAAAAGTATCGCCTGCAATACTAACGTAGCGATACCCAGAACAAGTAGTTGCTTATTCATTTTATTTCATATTTAATTCGATCTTTAAAAATGGACTTAGCTTCGGATATAAATCCTACTAGACCCCTGCGCCACGATGAGGAAGGTCCAATATGCAGGGGAAAGACGGAAATCCAATAACAGCCCGCTGTTTCGGGATTGAATTTCCGCCGGCTATTAGCCACATAGCAATGACATTGTTTACGAGATCTGAAATCACGAGGAGAGCTACAGCAAGGTGCACTCGCGTTTTCTCTGGGTCAACACACTACGGAAAAACCATCGTGGTCCCTGCCGGATTTGAACCAGCGACCCTCTGATTATGAGTCAGACGCTCTAACCACTGAGCTAAGGGACCAGAAATCCAGGCTGTATCTCACGACAGAGCCTGGATAATGAATAGTGTTTTGCCACTGCTTATACTCCAGTGGCCAAAGTAGACAACAAATCTCCAGGACCATTTAACGCTTGAATGGTACGTTTACCCTATCTTGAATTTAAGACTTCCCCGGTAAAACGAGGAAAATGACGGGAAAGGAATAAAAGCGGTAAAGCAACGGAAAACGGGATGAGAAGAAGAGGGAGATAGTCCCCCGCTCACACACTCATCCCGTTAAACTCTGTTATTCCTGGTTCTCGCGTTCTTCTGCTAAGACGGAAGGAACATCAGACTCTGGAACACGGACGATGAAGCCTTTGATGTTGAGAAGGATAAACTTGGTGTTGTTGGTTTCCATGATGATTTGGATTATGACTGGTTGAAAGAAAAATCAGATGTTCGTGTTGAGTCGGATCGTTCAGAGAAATGTCCGAGTTGAGTCAGATGAGCAAAAAAGAAAGAGCCCCGAAGGGCTCAGTCTTATTCGTCGAACTTGCGCTTGTCGCCGGAGAGATAGACCTCCTTGTCGCCGTTGAAGAAGGAAAGCCACTTGGGGGTACCTTCGCGGAGAGTGTGCTCGCCGTTCTCATCGATACCAGCCCAGTAGCCGATTCTGAACTTCATGTCGGTAATCTGCTTGGGAAGTTTCTGGATGTCCTCTTCGGTGGCTTCGTTTCTTGGCCACATATCAAGATTCACGACGACGCCGGAAGAGACCTGGACACCTTCGACGTGAATGAGGATGGTCTTCTTGCCGTCAACTTCTACAACTTTCGGAGAGAAGGAGACATTCTTGACGTTGAGAGCGTTGAAGAACATGCTAGCGATGTAATCAACATAGGAATTCTGAGAAAGATTAATGTTTGCCATAGTGCTTTAATAATTAATTGTTACGGGGGATAGCCCCCTGCCTATGAGTTGGGGGTGGGGGACCAGGGGAGTACCTCTCGTACAAACAAGCATTGTCGATTGTTGAAATTTTGTCTCTTGCGAAACCCACCCGGGGGTATATCCAATCTTGGAAAGAAGGGGGTGGGGATATATCCAAAACCAGGTTCATATCGGGGGTGTTTTTTACTTCCGTGAAGGCATGAAATATCACCTTAATAATATAATATAAGGAGAACTTTGTATTTTACTGAACTACAATAGATTACAAAAATTTCTCTTATCACCAGAACAAGAAGAGCTGGACTGTAGTCCAGCAAACTTTGCATAGAAGCAAGCACTTTTAACAAAAAGTGTTAAAAATATTTTCATGTTATGTGAAATAATGCTATATTTGTGACAAGAAATAGCACCGTATCATGGCGAGGAAATATGTAACGCAGAACATTGAGGAGAAGCACGTCGATCGGTTTGGTGGCGTGACTACTCGAACCGGGAGTAAGGTTGTTGAAATTGATGCTGATAATGAGCCTTTCTTCCAGACTTATCTTAATTACGTCGGATGGATGTATGACATCCGTGGCGGCGTCGCGCTGAATGTGATGGCGAGACTGATGGAGGAGGCTGGATACAATACTGGTATTGTGAGCATGTCTCCTGCGATCCGTCGCCGCGTTCGCGATGCTCTGGGTATTTGCGACTCTGCGCTTACTCGTGCAATCAACACTTTGGTTGAGAAGAAGGCTCTTGCGCGGACGAGCTATGTTGACAAGGAGACTGGAGAGGTAAAGTACAATAAGGGCGAGTATCGCGTCAATCCTGAGATGTTCTGGAAAGGTGATCGATCAGAACGAAAGAAGTTGATCGTCGAGTTCCGTGCCATTTACGGCGATAGTGAGAAAAAGGAGTTTGTGAGCGATTCAACTTGGGATTGAATGACAACATAATAGAGTGTAGCTAAACAACTTCTTTTAAAATAAATCAGTCATTCATTTAGCCTTGCGTTTGTCGCAGGGCTATTTTGTTTCTTTGCGAAAAATTTAACGTATGTCGGATATTCACATTGACCCAAAGAAGAAAGGGACATTCAAGGCTCAGGCCAGTAAGATGGGTATGAGCACTCAGGCGGCTGCGAGCCACATCTTGGCGCATAAGGAGAATTATTCCCCGGCGATGGTGAAGAAGGCTGTATTCGCGAAAAACTTCGCTCACAGGCACGCTGATGGTGGATTCCTTCTGCCTTTCTTCGACAATAACAACGCATCCGTATCTGGTGGGGCTGGATACTCTGGTGGGCAAGAGGTGGGAACGCTGTATGGTGGTGGTGAGAGAACCGGAAGTGGCAAATATGTGACACTTCTTCCGGCGAAAGATGAGGACGCATTTCAGGAGTGGTTTCAGCGCTATGCCGTCAGTCATCAACTGAATCCAAATCCGGATGCAAGGGAGCATTACTACGACTATCGTGGTTACTGGAATGCTAATAGGTCAAATCCTGACTTCGATGTGACAACTTCCGACAATCATTTCCCGGATACATGGAAGACGCCTGGGCATCCGACGTTCTCGGTTGACAGTATCTATGCCAAAGATGCTCCGGAGCTGGCAGGGAAATGGGTTAACGGCGAATACGTGAAGCCCGGGATGCTCGACTCCAATACGATGAAGCTTCGTCAGCGTTATGCTGAGAGCTCATTCCGTGATGATCTCAAATCTCCGGCTGGAGCTATCGGACGTTATCAGATCATGCCAATGACATACCAGGAGTATATCGATCGTACGGGCAATCGAGGCGATCTTCTTGATCCGAAATACAACGAAGCCCTTCGTGACTGGTATCTTGAAAAGCGACTTCCCCAGTTTGAGGCAATGAAGCGTGGTAATCCCAGTGACCTCGTGCGTGAATATCGCAGGTACGCGGCATATAATATGGGCCCGGGAGGACTGAACAGGGCGCTTACGAAGGCGCAGAAGGACGGCATTGATATCGACAATACGCTTGGTTGGGTGAAATACCTTCCGAAAGAGACTCGCGACTATGTTGACTTCATCGTTGGAGGAAAAGATATTGCAGATACGAGTAAGACACAGGCTTTGTTCGATGCCGCTTATGCAAAGTATCGGAAGATGCGCTATGGCGGACTGATCGAAAAAGCAAAGCGTGCGTATGGAGGAGATACCCAAGCGATACTTGATGTCTTGAAGAAGGCAAAGAGAGGTTGAAATAAACCTCTCTTTTTGTATTTAATCGCCTGACTTACAAACAATGAAACAAAAATGTTTCATTTTTCGAAATAATCTTCTTATCTTAGCATCAAGAAAAATACTTCGCTATGAAAATGCTCGTATACAGCGCCAATTCGCTTCGGGATCTGAAAGCGAAAGCGGATGAGAAGAGACTCCAAAAAGAAAACATCGTCCAGATCCTCGACAACCGGGACGGGACATTCACAATGATTTATTTCGGTGACGAAGATGAATAGTCCGGAAGGAGAAGACCTCGTTTATTATTGCAGGAGCTGTCATTCCCTCTGCATCGTACAGGATGAATCCCTGTCGACGGAAGGGTGGGACGGATCTTACTGCGGTAAATGCCACTCTACGGACATTGCCCTTTGTCCGATGGAAGATTGGCTGGCGGAAGAAGAGAGAAAGCGGAAGAAGCGGGAGGAGATTGAATGGAGCAAATTGTAAAGAGAGATGGGAAAATCTATTATGGATCAGTGGAGTGCCTCAACGCTGATGATGCCTACCGGAAATTCCGTGACGACTACAATGTGGCTCTCGGAAAGCGATACTATCAGCGTCTCGGACGACTTGGTGCCAGAAAGGAGCGCGTGCACGGATTCGGCTTCGTCTACAATGGTGGACCAGATCTTCCTAGAATTACAGGCGGACTGGTGCCCACCAGACTTCTCGGAATCGCCGCAGGTGCGTATTGCCGAATGCTTGGCTCCTGGGATATACCGGGTGGAATGGACGAAGACGAGTTCTGGCTTTGGTTTCAGTGGGCCTTCCGAAAAAACGGTGGAGCCGTGAGGCTTGTTGGAAGGAAAGACAAGGCTGGGCGTACGAGCAAGATTCTCAGCAAACGATTCAAGTAACATAATTGCATAACTATGGAAGAGAACAAAAAGAAGCAGGAGGAGCCGAAAAAGCTCTCCTACGAAGAACTTCAGCGCACCGCCGGTGACCTGTACCAGCACAACCAGCGCCTGCTCCAGCAGGTCCGCCAGATGCAGGAAGCGCTGGAACGTCGCGACTTTGACTACACTTCCTTCTTCTTGAGCATGCTGTTCAAGGTGATGGAGCATCCTGAGATGTATGAAACGAAATTCGTCGAATGGGCTACGAACAACATCCAGAGTGCGCTCTACGCCTTTTCCGCTGCATCACAGAAGCAGGAAGAAAACGAGCCTGTAAAGAATGAAGCCGAATAACGTTCTTTACGTCAAGTGCACCAGAGACTCGTTCTATCGTGCGTGGCTTGAAATCCTTACTCCCTGGCACAAGCTTTCGTCCAGGGAGAGGGATGTGGCCGCGAGGATCATCTCCCAGTATTTCAAACTGAAGGATAACATCAAGGATCCGGAGGTGCTGAAAGAGGTGCTGTGGTCGAATACTTCCAGGAAAGATATCCGCGAGTCGCTCGGGATGAGTCAGGCGCACTTCCAGATGATACTGGCCAAACTGCGTACGAACGGCGTCCTTGTTGACGGCGATATCAATCCGAAGTATATTCCGCACAAGGGTGACGATCCGAAGTTCCTTCTGAGTGTGGTCTACGATTGGTCTACGCCGCAGGAACCGATAAACCCGATGTCTGGTGCGAAATAGGGATGATGAGGCCGAGTGTCGCAGGATTGCCGACGAACTTGGTCTTGATGCTTCGGATGTGAAGCGTGCTGTCGTCTCGTTCTTTGACGTGTTCGAGATGGAGGCAAGGAAGCTTCCGTTCGACAATTGCCGGAGAATCTATTCCAGGGAGAAGTTCTCCTCGTACTCCAAGGTGAGGAATATACCGAGTGTCGGTCGCCTTGGGCCTTCGTATTCCCGCTATCTCAAGTGGAGGGCCAATGAAGCGAAGGGGATCGACATGGAGCCAAGGAAGAAGCCAAGGGGAAGAATACCGAAAGAGGCAATAGAGAAGATGGCTTCCGACATTCTCTCTGGAAAAACTCCGGAACCTGTAAGGAAAATTAAAAGAAACACTGAATTGTATGATCGGGTCTGGCTTGTCGGGCAGGATGGAAAGAAATTAGCCCGACAGGTTATCCCGAAAAGCAAAAGCGAATAACTGCAAAAAACCAAAGTAAAGATGAGTTTCAGAATCAAAAAAGTGCGTCCGATGTTCACCGGCGTCGTCACCACAGCACGTCGCTATGTCGGCGCTACCACCACCAAGGGCGGCCTCCTTCTCGACACGACTAAGATGGAGGGTACGATGAATCCGTTCCAGTGGGTTGTCTCTGTCGGTCCGATGGTGAAGGATCTGAAAGAAGGCGATATTGTCTCCATCAACTTCAAGCGCTACGCGAAGGCCCAGCATCTTCCGGGTGCTATCGAGAACAACGTCCAGTCCGACAACCTCTCCGTCGTGTATGACATCCCGATGATTAACATTGACGGTGTTGAGTATCTCTATCTCCAGAACAGTGACATCGAGTTCGTCGTTGAGGAGTACGACGGTATTGACGAAGGCGGTCTTCTCCAGTAGTATGAAAACATTCTTCAAACGGCTCCGGCTCGCCTGGCGGGTGCTTAAGGCTGACGAGGTTATCGTTGTCGCCTATAATGACGACGGCTTGCACTATCACCATGATGGTGCGAGCCTTGTCTTTCTCCATGTGTTCATGAAGATTGTCGGTAACGCCAAACTCTGGATGAAGGAATGGACGGACCTGAATGCTATCAATTGACGATGGATGTCATGCCGGACGAACTCATCATGGACGAGGAGACCTGGATGGCCTACAAGGACGCCGGGTTCATCTTCTATGACAGCGGCCTTAAATCACCGCCTACGGAGCCGTATACTTTCGAGAAGTGTTATCCGGGTGACGAAGCAAAAGCGGATTTATAGATATGAAACTGATAGAATTTGACGGCTTGGAGTTCAAGATTGCTGACGAAGCCCTTCTCGTTCGTCCAATCCGCGAACTCTTTGAGAAGGACAAGAGCAAGAAGAAGGAGAACTTCTGGAAGCAGATTTCCTATCTCTGGTTCATGGTTGATCCGAGGAGCACGTACCAGTACCTCGTGGACGAACAGAAACGCTCCGAGGAGATCATTGCCCAGGAGGGACTTGGGAAAGATTGGAAGCCTTCGTTCGAGCTGCGTGAGGCGATGGAGATCTATCGCAAGAACACGACCACGACCGCATCCCTTCTTCTTGAAGATATGCGAAGAGGCGTCGAGGGCTTGCGTTCCATCCTCCGCTCCTTCGAGACAATTACTATCTCCGATGGTAGGGCTGCGTCTCAGATCGCTTCCTCTATTACCGCAACCATCGCCAAGATTCCGGAACTGATGAAGGCGATGTCCGATGCGGAGAAGGCACTGGAGAAAGACTTTGCGACGGAAGATAAGGCGAGAGGTACAGCCGAAAAAGCGATCGGGGAAGATGTATAACTGTAACTCATTGGTAATCAATGCATAAGTCGGTGGAAGAATTTAGCGTTAATACGCTTGAAATCGGAGGACTCGGAGCAGCGTTGCAGGCATTGAGGCTTCCGTTTGGCAAGGATGTGCGTTCTTCGATACATTCACACATTGAAGATCACGATGAAATCAAGAATGCCTTGCGTTATCGAACAGAGATGTTTGTTGACGAGAGTGATTCGAAATTGATTTCGACGCTTGTCAAACGTGGAGATGAGCACGCTAAGGTCTTACGTGGGGTTTGCGTTTGGTGCGAAATCAATGCTCCAAGATATTGGTGGCAGGAATGCGATCGATATTCTGTGGGCGCATGCTGCCTGTCGAGCAATTCAACCATGCATCAGCAGGGTCAGGGCCTGGACGAAGATGCCCTTGTAGATATGAAGGAGAATCTTACGGAGGGTACTATGCAGAAAAGAGTCTGGATGTTCTCATATCAGACGCTACGGCGCATTTACTTTCAGCGTAGGAATCATCGTCTGCCCCAATGGAGAAAGTTCTGTGAGTGGATCAAAACGCTCCCGTTTGCGGAAGAGTTCATTACGATAGAAAACGGATAATAATGGATGGCGTTGTAATAGAAACGAATGAATTCCAGACCCCGGTAACAAAGGAGTGGCTTGAATCTTTCCCCGACGATGTACAGGATCAATTCTTGGATTTCGTCGACACAGTACCTCTCATCAAATACATGATAGGTACGGACCGGAAACGTGCGAAGGATCTGCCGAGGGATGAAAAAGGAAGGATTATCGTCGATATTACGCATCCGCACATCTTGGAGGACATGGACTACTTTCGTCCTGCCGCCAAGTTCTTCGAGCAGAACGGGTGCTATTCTCTGCTCAAACCTAATTCTAACCCGAATAGTGAATACGGTAAGTGGTTCAACGAAGAGGTCAGACGATGCCGTGAAGGATACGTGAGGGAATCGGACGGTGAGTGGGTCACAGGGCAGATGTATTGGTACCTCAACTATTGTCCGATCATGTTGAACAGGCTTGCTCCCGGATCAAACATCTATGTCCGTGTTGAGGAGTTCCCGGATTTCTGGGAAGGGATTTACTATCGTTTCCATTACATCCAGCAAGCACGTGACCACGGAAAGCATGGAATGGAACTCGCCCGAAGAGGCTCATCAAAAAGTTAATCGCTCGCCTCTATTATGTCGCACAACCTTATTCTTGGGGAGAATGCTGTTGCAAATCGGCGAGTAACAACCGTCCTTACCGCATACACGAAGGAATACTTGGCAGACAAGGACGGTACGTTTACGAAGTTCACTCCGATGATTGACTTTTCTGCCGCCAACACGGAGTTTCCTCGGCTCATGCTCAAGCGTTCCCAGTCGGAAATGGTCTGGAGGATGGGCTATAAGAACACCAACGGGAACCAGATGGGTTCACTTAACGCCGTTATGGGGCTTTCCGTAAAGGACGACGAGGGTAAGATTCGTGGTAAACGTGGTTATATCCTGTTCGAAGAAATGGGCAACTACCCCAACTTCAAGCAGGTCTGGGATAACGTGCGAGATTCCGTCAAGGAGGGCTCTCACGTGTTTTCGCTTCTTTTTGCCGTGGGAACCGCAGGCGACGATGAGTCTGATTTTGCGGGTGTAAGGACAATTCTCTACAATCCGGACGCCTATGAAGTGTATGCGCTCGAAAATGTGTTTGACAAGAGAGGGAAAGGGACTAACAAGTTTGCCTATTTCTTCCCGTCGTACATTTCCCGAGCGGGATGCATGGACAAGGATGGAAACTCCGATGTGACAAAGGCCCTGATTGAGATCCTGATGGAGCGCTGGATGGTTAAGCAGGGAGGCGACGCACAGTCTTATCTCTCTCGCGTCGCCCAGATGCCTATAACTCCGGCTGAGGCTATCCTGAAAGTGAAGTCTAACTTCTTTCCAGTCGTGATGCTCAATGAGCGTTTGCGTCAGATCGACATTGACCCGCATATTTTCGATGATGTTTACGTCGGTACGCTCGTTGATGTGGGTGGAAAGGTTGAATTCAGGGCGACAGATGACGTGCCGATCCATGAATGGCCAGTTGATAACACAGCGACTGGTGCATTGGAGATATTCTCGATGCCCCCGAGTGGGACGATACCGAGGAACCGCTACATTATTGGTCATGATCCCGTCGATAATGATCAGGCTGAGTCTTCCTCTCTTTCGTCGACATTCGTCTTCGATCTCTTTACTGACGAGATTGTTGCGGAGTATACTGGAAGGCGCCCTTTTGCCGAGGATAACTACGAGATGGTCCGCCTGCTTGGTTTGTTCTATAATGCTTCTATCATGGTTGAGGCGAACAGAAAGGGATACTATGCCTATTTCGCCAAGATGCACGCGACGTGGATGCTGGCGGACTGTCCTGAATATCTGCGTGACAGACAGCTTGTAAAGTATTCAATGTTCGGCTCTGCACAAAAGGGTATTTCAGTAAACGCTGCGCTCATCTCCTATGCGAATGATCTTATCCGCGACTGGCTGAACAAGACATATCCGGTTGAGGTTAGGGATGAGAAAGGAGAAATTCATATCCAGTACATTCCTCAACTGTATAAACTGCGCAATCGGGCACTTATCCAGGAACTCGTAGGATATGGACCGGAAGTGAATACTGACCGTGTGAGAGCACTGGCCCAGGTGATGTACTATCGCGAACATTTCAATATCCTTTACGGCGGCTCTCCGGCTGCGAACGACGGAGAAAAGGAAGAAGCTGACGATGACTTCTTCGAAAAAGATTGGCAGCGACATCTGCAACGTCTTGGCCCGCAATATAAATCCTCTTTCGAACAATAAAGCGTTTCGCTTATTCACGTTAGACGAGGCGGATCTTTCGTTAGATTCGCTTCGTAAAACTGTGCCTTTATGGATTATACCGAGCATTTTCCCAGCCAGAAGATTCCTTCAAGACAGAAGACGAAGGAATGGGGAGAGGGCTGTGTGAAGTGGGCTGACAAGCGGACATATTTCAACTATTCCCCCACGCGACACGATGTGGTACATATGAAGGTCAACTACGATCTTCTCAATGGCCAGGTCCACATGGAGGATATTGCCGCTGTGTTCAATCCGGGTGGTATTTCTACGATGTTCATCCCGGACAAGATTCAGCATTATCCGATTCTGAATTCCAAGATCAATACCCTTCGTGGCGAGGAGGCGGCTCGTGCCTTCGACTGGAGGGTGATCGTTACCAATCCGTATTCTATTTCCCAGATCGAGGAAGAGAAGCGTGCCCAATTCAACCAGATGGTTCAGGGCGTCGTCGAGGATACGGAGCTTGACCCGAATCAGGCAAACCAGCAGATACAGGAAGGAAACGAATTCTTCTCCTACAACTGGCAGGATATGCGAGAGATCCGCGCAAACGAACTGCTGAAACACTATTCTAAGGAGCAGAATTTCAAGCAGACGTTCAGCGAGGGATTCGTAGATGCGATGGCTGTCGGTCAGGAAGTGTATCAGTGCGGCATTGTCGGAGGTGAACCGGTTATGCTCAAACTGAATCCAATCAAGCTTCGCGCGTACAAAAACGGCTATTCTTCCCATATCGAGGATGCAGATGTCATCATCTATGAGGACTACTGGTCTCCCGGAAGAATCGTGGATACATATTACGATGAGCTTACCGCAAAGGATATCAAGTGGCTCAGCGACGATCTTCCGGATTTCGGAGGTCAGGCTCCGCTTGGTGCAGCCGGTAATGTGAATGAATCCTATCCGTTTATCCCGAGACACAGCATCTCCGGAGAAAACGGAATCATGGTGGATAACGCATCCGGTCTTGGATTCGTCTTCGACGAGCTGAGCTGGCTTGACGGCGGTATCGGAAGCAACCTTCTTCCGTATGATGTTGCCGGTAATATCCGTGTTCTCCGCGTCTACTGGAAGTCGAAGAGAAAAATTCTCAGCGTGAAATCCTTCGATCCGGAGACCGGCGATGAAGTGTTTGACTTCTATCCGGAGACTTACATCCCCGACACGGATGCAGGGGAGAAAGCCGATACGCTCTGGGTTAATGAGGCATGGGAAGGAACGATGATCGGAGAGAACATCTTCGTCGGTATCCGCCCTTGTATCGTCCAGCACAATACGCTTTCCAATCCGTCAAAGTGCGACTTCGGCATTGTCGGCACGATTTATAATATCAACGAATCCAGACCGTTCTCGCTCGTGGATATGATGAAGCCGTACAACTACTTGTACGACGCCGTCCATGCGAAGCTGGTTGATCTTATCGCAACGAACTGGGGCAAACTACTGGAGATGGACCTCGCCCTGAAACCGAAGAATTGGGAGGTCGAGAAGTGGATGTATTTCGCTCGCGCGAACAAGGTTCTCATCAAAGACTCCTTCAATGAAGGAAACAAGGGCGCGGCGACTGGCAAGCTCGCTGGTGGCCTGAACAATGCATCCAAGGGCTACATTGACGCCGATTGGGGTAATTCCATCCAGAACTACCTGAACATCCTCCAGTGGACGAAAGACTCGATGTCCGATCTCGTCGGTATCAATCGCCAGAGAGAGGGTAATACATACAACAGAGAGACTGTTGGCGGTATCGAGCGTGCCGTTCTCCAGTCGAGTTACATTACAGATTGGCTTTTCCAGAAGCACGAGGATACGAAGCGTCGCGTTCTTGAGGAGTTCCTGGAATACTGCAAGGCTGCGCTGAGAGGAAGGAATATGAAGTTCCAGTATATACTCTCCGACGGTTCCCGTAAAATTATGGATATCCCCGGCGATGAGTTTGCAGAGTCAAGTTATGGTCTTCTTGTCGACAATTCGCAGGACACCCAGAAGCTCGAATCGGCACTTGATTCTCTTGCCCAGGCTGCGGTCCAGAATAACTACCGTCTTGCTTCCATCATGCGTCTGTATTCTTCTACTTCCATTCAAGAGAAGATCCGTCTCATCGAGAAGGAAGAGCAGCAGATACAGCAACAGCAGCAGGAACAGGCCCAGATGGAGCAGCAGATGCAGCAGATGCAGATCCAGGCCCAGCAGCAGACTGCGCAGATGCAGATGCAGCAGCAGGATGCCCTCAACCAGCGTGACAATGAGACCAAGATCCGGGTCGCCGAAATCAATGCTCAGGCCGAGTACCTCCGTCTTGGTATCTATGCCGAGGAGAACGACGAGCAGATCGTCCATGAGAAACTCGATCTGGAGCGCGAGAAGCTCCGCCAGGATATTCTTAATTTCGATAAAGAACTTCGCCAGAAGGACAAAGAATTGAACCAGAAGCACGAGATCGAATTGAAGAAGATTGAGGCGCAGAAGCAGATTGCCAGGATGAAATCAAGTACGTCAACAAAGAAATAATACGATATGGCCAGATATTTTACAAAGCAGCAGATCGAAGAGATTGCCCGGAGGCTCGCAACGGAAACGGTGCGCGATACGGACTTTGATAATGCAACTGCCATTACGGGAGACGAGTATGTTCCGGTTGTTCAGGATGGTCTCAATCGCAAGGTTACTATGGAGGATTTCATCCGTCAGGTTACCGAGAATCTCGTTGTGATTCCCGAAGGAGAAGTTGCATTATATGGTAATACTGGCGATAGTACCACTGGTGGCATGACGCAGAAGGCGATTACGGAGGCTATTGAAGAGATGGGAGATGCCTCTGCAATTGAAGCAGAACTGCAAGAGTTGTCTGATAGCATTGATACTAGGCTTGAGGATCTTTCTGACGTTGTCGACACAAAACTTGATGCAGATACAATAATAGACGCTTTAGAGAATCTGACGCAGAACGAGGTTATCGAATTACTTGATTTGTAAAGTATGTTGTCAAGAAACAGAGGTTGTGATTGCACGAAAGAACTTGTTGAGCAGGTTGCACAACAACTTGCCACTCGTGCCGTAAGGGACTCTGAACTTGAGAATGCGACAGAATTGTCTGGGGAAGAATATGTCGCTATTGTTCAAGATGGTAGAAACAAAAAGATTCGCGTTTCAGAACTTCTTGAATCCAGCGGCGCATCAGCACGGATCGGCACGACCGAGTATTGGAACAATCAGATTGGTTTTATTCCGAATGACGGCGAGATAATTATTTATTCGGATTACGATTATGTCGTAGTTGGAGGCAGGAGAGTGAATGTTCCTGGGATAAAAATCGGTACAGGTAACGCCTATGTGCAAGATCTTGTATTTGTCGGTGCTGCCGATAGGGAGGATTTGTTGGCGCACATAAACAATACGACAGTTCATGTAACGAATAATGATAAGTTGTTCTGGAACAATAAACTTAATGTGACGGACGAACAAGAAGTCATTGGCGAAGTGCTTGTATTTAATAGAAATTAATAAAATAAAGATATGGCAGACATCAGTAAAATCACATTGCCTTCTGGCAATACTTATGACATTAAGGACGCGGTAGCGCGTCAGGCTATTGCCGGTGGCGTGTCCTTTATTGTTGCCTGGAACGGGGCATCTACACCGGTCGTCTCTGACATCCCGGATGGGGTTGTCGTAAGATATAATGGTTCGGATTATACAGGTACGCTTGATGCAGACAATTCTCAACCCGGTGCGTTTTATCTTGTAAAGAGTTCAACGGCAGTTGGCGAACTTGATATTTATGACGAATATGTCGCTATCGGTACTACGGGAAGTAAGAGTTGGGAAAAGCTTGGTGACACGCAGATTATTCTTTCTTCGCTTGGTGCTCTTGCATATAAAGACAATGTAACAGCAAGCGCGAGTTCGTCTTCCGTAACTTTTACTGGTGGTACTACAGATAAGGTCCTTGGTTCAGATGCCACATTTACGACGACCGTTACTCCTTCGACGACGAACATCAAGGCGACAGCAAGCGGTACTGCAGTAGGTGCAAATGGAACTGCCGCCGCAATTACTGGCTTCGGCGCACATTCTACTGAGACATTCGTTAAGTCTGTCAGCGCCGATACGACCAAGAAACTTGTTACCACGACGGTGCCGAATGTTACAGGGAATGCAGATGTGTCTATCCCGAATGTAACAAGTGTTGGTGCCGCATCAACTTGGGCCTTTTCTATGGGCTCCGGTTCGGATTCTGAAACCCTGATTATTTCTGGTACAAACTCTACAGTTCCAACCCTCGGTACGGCGCTTTCTGCGAGCAAGGTAACCCTTGGGACCGCAAAGACCGTTGCTACTGGTGCTGCTACCACGGCAGGTACTGGCTCTGCAATAGTCACGAATGTTACAATCGGAGACTCCGCTGCCGCTATTACTGCACTCGGAACGCCGACGACGTCCAATTGCCTTACTGGGGTGAAGGTTACGACTCAACCGACCATCTCCCTTGCTACTGGTGCATCCGCGGGAACTGGCGTCATCTCCGTCGCTACTGGTATTTCCTCTGCAAGCACTACGACAAATAATAAAGACGAAGTTACCGCTGTTACAGGTGTCGGTACCGGTACAGCCGCTGCGCAAACGATTACTGTTACCATTTCCTAAATTAGTTGTTAACACATGGCGGATGTAAGCAAGATAAAATTGCCGGATAATACGGAAGTCAACATAAAAGACTCCCGTATTCCTGGTATTGATTCTACTCCTACGTCTGGCAGTACGAATCCGGTGACGAGCGGAGGGGTATATTCCGCATTGAACAGCAAGCAGGATGAGTTGATATTTGATTCTACGCCAACACCTCAAAGTGAGAATCCCGTTACATCTACGGGGATATTCAACTATGTCAATCCTCTTTTTGATCTGGTTAATCCTCCAATAGAGTACATTCCAACTTCTTTAACCATAAGGCCATATACAATCCTTGATACTAATAAATATGGAGCCAGTGATCAATACAAGCACGTACTAATTCCGATTGGATCAGGTTATAAAGTTACGGTTGAATCAAATTCATCGACCAGGGCGCAAATAGCATGGTTTACTTCTGATGCATATCCGACCGGAGGGGGTACGCCGCCGTTCGTTAGTGGCACCGGGAAAATACGCACAACATCTGCTGGTTCAACAGAGTCGTTTATCGCGCCAAATGGTGCTAACTATTTATATGTATATCTTGGCCAGTCTTCTGAATATTCATACGCGCCTACACTTGTTACAGTCACTGGGAACACGAATATCCAAGTTGATTCTGTTCCAACAGAAAATTCTGATAGATTAGTTAGAAGTGGTGGTGTATATACTGCAATCAACAACATCCCATCGCTTCCTTCAGTGACATCTTCCGACAATGGCAAGGTGATGCAGGTAATAAGCGGTGCTTGGGCCGCTGACTCTTTAAGCGGATATTTACCGCTTGCCGGAGGTACTATGACAGGCCCGATTGAATTGACACCGACAACATCTTCTACACAGACATCCGATGGCATTGATTTCGGGAGTCTCGCACACATAGGGACTGCGACGGGTGGATCTATCGGTATTTATTCTACGAATGCGATTTACCTCCGTCCGGGGAATGGAAGTATATCATCTTCCTACGGTATTGATATCGGTACGGGGACCTGCACGTTCAAGGCTCCTAATGTGGTTATCGCCGCAGGGACGTCCGGAACTCCTACGCTTGAATTCAGAAGAGGAACGACATCAGATAATTATGTTGATTGGAAACTGGAAGACAATGGCGGTTCGTTTGTGTTCGTAAGAAGCACAGGTGGGACGGACACGAACTATTATCTGTTTTCAGGGACCGCATTGTATCCAATCGGGACTGTAGCAGATAATGTTTCGGCGCTGACTCTTGGTACAAGTTCAAACCAATGGGACACCGTGTATGCGAAAGACGTGACTGCTTCAGGGGACATCGCCGCGACAGGGACTGTTACAGGCTCAAACATCCCCACTTATCATACGGGCACGTCGGATCCTTCTTCCTCCCTTGGCAGCGACGGAGACATTTATCTTAAACTATCTTCGTAATGAGTCGAGTTGTTCCACATACAGACAGTGTCGCCGTAAATCCGTCGTCATATGACAGCGACCACTCTTATTATTCAATAAGTAGCGCGTCGAGCGCATACGACTCCGAGACAAGTACAAATTATTCATCAATCGGACTTACCCGTGGGTCCCAAGCGATAACTTACATTTATTTCAAGTTTAATTTATCCGCAATCCCGGAAAACGCCACAATTACGTCTGTCACTTGTGTTGCGAAGGCATACTCCAATGCGAACAACACCTATGCCACAACGAGGCAGATATGTATGTATAGTGGAACGACGGCAAAGGGATCCTATAAGACACTTACAACGTCTGCAAAAACGTTTACATTTTCCGGGACGACATGGACAAGAGCAGAATTAAGTGACGCCAGAATCAGATTGTATGCCGTTCGTGGGACAAGTAATACATCTACATCGCGTGCATTGTATTTTTATGGCGCAACTCTTACTGTTGACTATTCATATAACGAAACTTTCTATACTGTCACCGCATCCAGTGATACTGCTGGAGTAACCGTTTATCCGACAAGCCAGGAGTATTCAGAAGGAGACGATGCGACAATAACGATTTCCGGTGCTACTACGAATGGGCTTTCGGTAACTGATAACAATGTTGATGTGTCAAGTTCGATTGTTGTCAGCGGGTCGAACTTAATTTATACGATTCAGGACATTTCTGCCGACCATACGATTGTTGTGGCCTATACGCCGCCGGTTGGAGGACAGACTATTTTCTATAAGCAGAATGGAAGCTGGATAGAGGTGGATAAGGTGTTCTTCAAGGAAAATGGTTCGTGGAAAGAGGTTGAAACTCTCAGTATAAAACAAAACGGAAGTTGGGTAAATTAAAAAATTATATATATGGCAACTGCAAAAGAAGATAAAATTGTAAGAGGTAGAGACCTTGCTACTGTTGGTGCACAGGTTAAAGCCAAACTTGCCGAAAAGGTGTCAAGTGATAGCGTAAGTGATGTTGTCACTCTTACATCTGCTCAGTATGAGTCATTAGCTATTAAAGACCCTAATACGCTATATGTCATTACTGATGGTGGAGAAGAATTATATCCACAAGACGGTAAATCAGCATATCAAATCTGGCTCGATGAAGGAAATACAGGCACCGAGGCCGATTTCATTGCATCATTGAAAGGTGACACTGGCGTCCAGATTGACGAACAAACATTCATGGGGACAATTGTCAACGATTTGTCAACGGGCGGTGCGGATAAAGCGTTATCTGCACAGATGGGCAAGCAACTTGGGGTTAACGTGAATCAACTTGTCGCTCAGGTAGAACCGGAAATAATATCATCGACTATTTCTCTTAGTTCCGATTACGATATTGAAGATGTTTCTATAAATTCGAGTACGCTCAAATGGGAAACTAGAACGAACGGATATAAATATCTGCTTATTCCTGTTATAGCAGGAAGAACGTATGTCATTGTGACAAGGAGCAACAGGAATTGTAATGCTACAATGTTGTCCGAGGAACCTGGGGCAGCAGGCGATGATGCCCAGTTCGCCACTGGTTGGAGTGGCATAACTCAGCTCGCAATGAATACGACGACAACATGGGTCGCCTCTGATGATTCGAAGTATCTATATTTGCAAAGAATAAATAACGATATCACAGTTACCCCATCTTCTCTTACCCAGCAGTATTTAACATCAAGAGTTGACACCATTGATAAAGACTTGTCAGAACTTGAGGCATTCTGCGTACCAAATGTTAATGAACTCAGGCTTGAGCACGCGGAGGTTGTTGACATTACTAATTATGTTATACAGCCATATATTTTGAATGAAGAGACCAATAAGTGGGGAACAAATGCAAATTATAAGCATATTTGTGTCCCGATTTCGAATGCAAAGAAAGTGAGGTGTACCGCAGCTCCTTTATATGATGCACAGTTGGCTTGGCTTGATTCCGCAACACTGCTTGATACGGAAAGCGCAACAGACGCCCCAGTCACCCAAGGAACGGATTTTTTAAGAATATCTGCCGGAAAAACAGTTGAGGTCGACGTCCCGGAGAATGCAAAATTCCTGTATGTGTATTTGGGTGGTTCGCCATATTACTATACTCCTGCGGAACTGTCGTTTATTTATCCTAATACGACGGTTTCCATAACGGATGATCGGAATAATTCCTCCCTCTCCGCATCCTCCTCCGTTGATTTGATTAAGGCCGTAAGTGGCTCTTCTGATTTCGATTTTGGTTCTGCGACAAAAAGCAATGGATATGTAAATTCCACTGGAGCTGCATGGACTGGCGTAGCGTGGGGTAAACATATTGCAATCCCGTGTAAGGCCGGTCAGAAGATTTTTGTGAGGGCAAGTTTGTCTTATGCGTCCGTCTTGACTTTTGTATCATCATATTCCGTTCCAAAGGCAAATGGGCAAGCGGTAGCAATTCTTGGAAACAGGATTAATCTTGCCGCCGGAACAGGCACGGTGTTGGATGTCCCTTCTGGCGCATCTCATTTGATTGTTAATTGTGGTGATTCTCGGTATTGGGGCAATGACGGTTTATTACCGACAAAACTTATCTTATTCTCTACAATAGATTACATAGCGAAGAATTCAAGCGGAAGCGATGGAGGCATTCTTTCGCTCAATCCAGATAGTGAATTTGTCCCTAAGATAATGTCTGCGAAGAAGAGATATTATACTTCAAGCGACAGTTCAAGGCCATATCCTCTTGTAATCGCCCATCTTTCTGACATACATGGTAACTGGGGTAATGTTGCGAGATTTCTCGAATTTACTGAACATCACACTCCTAACATTGACCTGCTTCTCAATACCGGAGATCTCGTCTCGTCGTACTACTCCGATGGCATTAATGGATATGCGGCAATAAACGGGGCGGAGAAGATCTTAAACGTGATTGGTAATCACGATACAAGAGGAGTAAGTTCCGGTATGGCGCAATGGACAGATCATGTCGGCGTAGATGCATATAACTTGTTTATCGAGCCTTTTGTCTCAAATTGGGACGTAGTGCAACCGGATGACGCCGAGACTAATGGATATTGTTATTATTATAAGGATTTCGCAGAACAACGGATTCGGCTTGTCGTTGTTGATATAATGTCGTATAACTTGACGGAAGATTCGTGGCTTGCAAGCATTCTTTCTTCTGCATTGGCAAGCGACCTCCATGTTGTAATCGCCGTGCACTACGCCGGCGTGCGTTCATCTTCGGAGAAAACGGAGGCCGTTTTCACAAAAATCAATGTGAATTACACGACGTTATATTCTGTCGGAGGAAATTCCGAAAATCTTACCGAGTATAACACCGGAGCATATCGAATGATGGACACCGTCAATTCGTTTATCCAGGAAGGAGGCCATTTTGTTGGGTATCTTCAGGGGCATTACCATGCGGATTTCGTTGCAAAATGCGCTAAATATCCAGATCAGTTAATATTCTCGATCGGTGCCACTAAAGCTGGTGAAATGAGAGATTACGTTCATACAGAAGGTACAAGGAATCAGGACGAATTCCAAATTATAGCTATAGATACAGTCGGAACAATTGTAAAGTTGTTTAAAGTTGGTGCACATATAGATAGATATGGGCGTAGCAAGAGCAGCCTGTGCATTAATTATTCTACTTGCGAAGTTGTTGGGGAAGGATATTAAAATTTGCAAATTATGCCAACACCGGTGTCACTTCTTCTGTCATTTACAGGTGGCCAGGAACTACAACACCGTCTGGCTACTTATGTGGCACAAAGATCGGGCAGGGTGGAAGCACGGACAGCATTATCTCTTGGAACTAATTCATCCCAAAAATGGTATGACATTATTGCCAGATACTTTATTGCACAATTCCGTACAATAGTTGGGAAGATTATAAGTTAATTTAAAAATAATATATGCAAACAGGTAAAATATATAAAGGTTCCACATTAATCAGTGGCGGAGGATCCAACGGAAAGGATGGTGCATCAGCATATGACATTTGGCTATACGCGGGTAATACAGGAACAGAAGCGGATTTCCTTGCATCATTGAAGGGCGACTCCGGCTATTCCGGTGCAGTAGGAGAACTTGAAGTTGTGAATGACCTGACTACGGGTGGTGCTAAAAGTGCACTCTCTGCCCAGATGGGCAAGCAGCTCAACAACAACCTTACCACTACTGCAAATGTTGTTGAGAGTCTGCGATCGGATAATTACACTGAAGAAACCCTTGACTTGGCGTCACTTCCAATTCGGTCATACTCCATTCAAAATACAGGGCTATACAATGCAACAGATTCCTACAAGCACATTGTCGTTCCAATTGATCCGGGGCAGATTGTGCGCATTGTCGGAAATGCTACAAGTCATTCAAGATATTGTTTCTTTAGTGAGTTGACTGCTCCAGCCTCCGGGAAGGCTGCACCATTGATAGGCGAGGTAAACAATATCGCTCTTGATTCTACGGTGGAAGTGGTTGCTCCGGCAACTGCGCAGGGATTGTATATCTATCTCGGTCAGTTGACAGATGATGCATATCCGTATATACCGAGCAGTGTGAAGATTTTCACTCCAGTCACATCAACGGTTGCAAAGGAGATTGAGATTACTTCCGATTGGCAGACTCCGAAGATTTATACCGCGAAGAAATACCGCATCTCCAGCACCGTCTCCACAATCACAACCGAGAGCGCAATTCTTGTGAAGGTCAAGACTGGTGACACCATTCGTGATGTCAGCACTACCAGCGCGAGTTACGAAAGGGTTGGTTTCATCAACCAGCCGATTGCCGACGGCGTTGCTGTTACGGACTATGAGGTGCTTAGCACCGGAACACATACAAAGACAATGGTTGCGCCGTTCGATGGATTCTTCGTAGCATCCGCAACAAATGCCGGACTGACGTCAAGGACCGTATCAATCAAGAGGAATACCGTTGGAGCGAAAATCGGGTCGATTGATACAACTGTCTCCGACCTTAACACGCAGTTCAACAATACAGTTGAGAAAAGGAGCATGAACCTTTCGGACTACGACTATTCAAACTGGTACATTGGCTCCACATCCGGGAACTACAATTTCAGCACGTCTTACACGGCTAAGTATATTAAGGTTGTTGCCGGATCGAAGTTGTTCGTGAAGGGTTCATCCACCAATGCCATAAGATATGCCTTCTTGAAAACACTGAATAACAGGTCCAGCGGATCGACGCCGGATTATGCTACCGGATACAGCGGAGTCATTGAGACTACGAATACAAATACGAATCTAAATGTTACTGCTCCGTCTGATGCGGGATACCTATATCTTTATTGTGGGTCTGCCGCTACTCACACGTGGGAGCCGCAGTATTTCAATGTCGTGACAGGCAGGCTGGACTACATGGACCAGGACATTGCTGAGTTGAAGGCGAAGTATTCTCCAACCGATATCATCCAGATCAACGATCCTATTCTCACCAAGAATGTCCTCGCCCAACTCAACCGTCCCTACGGTGCGAGCGGTGGAACGAATTATGTCAAGCAAGCCACCTTCCTGCATTTCTCCGACCTGCACGCTCAGTGGGATGACCTTGAAAGACTCATTCAGTATTACAACGAATATCGAGTCTTCATTGGAGACGTCATTCATACTGGTGATACCGTGGCACAGGGATACAATGGGACATCCATGACAGGATGGGAGACTGCCGGAGCGAGCCGATTCATGAATGTGATAGGCAACCATGATGCGTCTCTAACAACCGATCCTGGTTTCCCTGGGACATCAAAGACTGCGGAAGAGTGTTATACAAAGTTTATAGGTCCATATATCGACACTTGGGGAGTTACTTACGAAGAGAACAAGTGCTATTACTATAAAGATTACGACGAAAGTGATTTGCGTCTTATCGTTCTTGACGAATATCATTATGATGATACGCAGAACGAGTGGCTTGCCGGGCTTCTTGATGAATCTCTCGGCAACGAACAGCACGTCTTAATGGCAACACATTCAATGAATGGCTCTCTTGGAGAGAGAGTAACGAGTTTCTGCGGAGAAGCCAATGGTTCTGGACAGCACACCGACATGGCTGCGATGGGAACTGTGCAGGATTTTATTAATAATGGTGGTCATCTGGTATGTTGGATCTGTGGACACGCTCACTATGATAATGTAGGATGGTCTGCTACATGGCCAGACCAGCTTCGTATCGTTATATCTTGTGCTTGTCATATTGGTGGAACGAACTACGATGTTGACAGAACTCCAGGAACGAAGCAGCAGGATTGCTTCAACATCATGTCCATTGACACCAAGCGCGGATATCTGCGTGTATGGAGGGTAGGTGCAGATTATGACAGATGCCTGCGCCATCGTGGGAGTTTCTGCATTAATTATCTAACAAAAGAACTTATAAGTAACAACTAACTCATTGAATCATGCCCCCTCGCAAGCCCACCAAGTCTTCGTCTGGCAAGCAGGTGGTATTGTTTAATTGATTAATAATTAGTATTTTTATGGCACAGAATAAACTAAAAGAAATGGTGAATAGGCTCACAAAGGGCAGACCAAAACCGTCTGCGCCAAGAGCCGGATTCAAAGCGAGTGGATCCCGATACGAGAATGGAGGAAAAGTTTCCAGAAAGAAGTCTGTATAAGCTGATGCTTGGGTCGCTGAAAGTAATTCCAATGCTTTTAGCGGCCCTGGCTATCTTGAATATGCTTTTCGACTTCGCCGGGATCGACAGCTCGTTCTTGTCAATGCTTGGCGGCGTCTCGATTCTTCCGCTGATATTCATTTACCTCGCTTCGTTTGTCTTCCGCTTTTGCGTGTACCATCGGATGTTCCTGCATTATGTTGTAGCGAACAACGTCCTTACATACATTGATTATTATTTTGGGCTTCCGGTGAGCAACGCAGTATTATTGATGCTCCATTTGATTTTAATTGGTTTATTCTTGTTTCTGATCCTTTATTTCTATCGCAAGGAGAAATGCTGCAAATAATAAAGAAGCTTTTACTTGACATCGTTGACGATATCGATGCTGGTAATTCTTCTCTTGACGAAAACGAGGAAATCGAAATCATCAAAGCGCTCCGGAAATATACAAGGAAAGATTCTCCAATGAGCAAATACCAAGCGTATTCTTATCTTAATATCAGCCGCGCGACATTCGATAATTTCGTACGTGAAGGTAAGATCCCACGTGGTAAGAAGATTCCTGGTTTGAAGGAGTTGGTCTGGTACAAGAAGGATTTGGTTAAGCTCCAGAAATAGAACTACGTTGCTAAGTTAAGCCCCTGTAAGATAATGTCTTGCGGGGGCTTTTAGCATCATTGTCTTTCGTGCAAATACGTCCATAACTTTGAACTGCTTGCAAGCGGTAGTACAAAGTTAAACAAACTAAAATTATCAAAGTTATGGACGAAACTTCCAAAACTTATGTATTCGATCAGGGCAATTCCGTCCCTGCTTGGATGGCGATGAATAACGGTGGCCTCTTCGGTAATGGCTCCGGTTGGGGCGGTGGAATCCTCGGTTTCCTTCTTGGTCTGTTCTTCGGAAACGGCTGGGGTGGATTCGGTGGATTCGGAAACGGCTTCGGCGGTGGTGCTGGTGCTGGGTTCCTTTCCAACCAGATCAACAACGACAATGGCCGCGACCTTCTGATGCAGGCTATCACCTCCCAGGGTGAAGCAGCTCGTACGGCTACTCAGACCCTGGCGACCGCATTGGGTCAGGATTTCAACCTTGTTAACTCCGGTGTTCAGACGATTCAGTCTGCTCTCTCTAACCTTGCTCTCCAGCAGGCTGTGAGTGTCCCGCAGATTATCAATGCGATCCAGAGCGGCGATTCTTCGTTGGCTTCCCAGCTGGCAAACTGCTGCTGCGAAAATCGTCTCGCCATTTGTCAGCAGACGAATGCGATCCAGGGCGACATCGCCGGTGTCCGCACCGCGATCGAGGCGAAATCCGCCGCGGATCAGCTTGCGATGTGCCAGCAGACTTACTCCCTGACCGACACGATGAATCGCAATGCGCTGAATCTTGACAACAAGATCGACGCTCTGGAGTCCTCTCGCAAGGATCGTGAAATCACTGCTCTCACTGCAAAGGTGGCCCAGCTCGAATCTCAGAACTTCACGACTGGCGTCATTGGCAGCGCTATCGCTCCGGTGAACGCAGCTCTCGCTTCTCTCGCGAAAGAGGTCGACGATATCAAGTGCAAGCAGCCCAATACTGTAAGTGTCACCTACCCGAACCTTTATGCGGTGAATGCGACTCCGTATGTGAGTGGCGGTTACTATCAGGGTGGCTTCAACGGTTACTATGGCGCTCCCGGCATCGGTGGCTTTAACTTCTAGGAGGGCTGCGCTATGATGTTCGGATACAGAATCAACACGAATCGTGATGGTATACCGTATCTGCGGACGACAAGCGTGACGGTAGGAACGGATAGCGTAGACTTTGCTCTCGGCTTCCGTCCTATCGACCCAATCGGAGATATAACCATCAATGTTGCTAATGCGATCCCTGACGGGACTACCGGGACTCTTCCGGTCAGATTCACCCTCAACGGATCCACTCGTGCGCTTACGTTCTTCGGCGGCACAGCCGTTACCGCAGCAGACCTTGTCGGCACTGGAGACATCAAAGTCTTCCACAACTTCTACAATGGTACGCTGCAACTTGTATCGCCTCTCGCTCCTACCGCGTAGGCATTCACAATCCAATAAGAGTTAAACTATGTTCCAAAATCTTTCCCAGGGCGCTCCGGTTTACGTGCTCTACAAGAATATTCCTCGCGTCGCGAATGGTAAAGTGCTTTCAGCCAACACCCATATCCCGACATACAATCCCAGCCAGCCAATGGCTATGCTCAATGGTCCGGTAACAGACCTCTCCGTCCAAGTTGACAACGAAACGATTCCGTTCTCCGCCCTTCCGGCGAATGCGGTTCTAGCCAATTTCGCGGATAAAGGAGTCCTGATTACCGAAGACAAATCTGTTATCGTGCGCGAAGTGGAAGCGATGGCGCAAGCTTCACGACAGGCGCTTGAACAGGCTCCCACCCACGAGAAGATGATTAAGGCATGCGAGGGCCTTCTGGTTGAACTCCAACCCGAAAGGCAGAAGGAGGCGCAGCAGGCACAGCAGATTGCTTCGCTTGAATCCAGACTCGCTGAGATGAATGGGAAGTTCGACGAACTCGTCGGAATGCTCGCTGAGAGACTCGGGAACAATCAAAAAGCAGAATAACTATGAGAATCAGAGAATTGATTGAACGTGGAGGCGATGATCTCTACGAATTCAAATCCACCCTCAAGTCGGTCAAGAAGGATATTGAAACCCTCTGTGAACTGACCGATGAGATGGAGGAGAAATATGGCGAGCGTGGAGGTATGCGTGGTGGAATGCGCGGCAGTTATTCCAGCCGTGACGACTGGGATGAAATGGAAGAGCGCGGAAGCCGTCGGCGTTATCGCTAATTATTCACCGGGGAGGGAGGAGACTCCTTCCCCTTAATTTTTCAAGATATGAACAGGTTGGATTATTACGATATTACACCGAAGGGTATGGATGCCTACCTCGCTGCGCACGGATTTCATTTCTCCAAGCCTATGCTTGAATGGGCTGTAAGCATGATGGATCATGACGGCAAGCAGCAGAAACCGCTCGAGAAGAAAGAGTTTGACGATGTGATGCGAGCTTACGGCATTACGCTAAAACGCAAGGATGGGTTCTACGACGGACCTTATGTCTGGTCAATGGCCAAATCCGATTATCTCGGCAAATCCATAATCGACGAACAGCATCTTGCGATGTTCGTGCGCGACTACATCGACGATGAGGACGGGAATCCGACCCGTGCTTTCGATGAGTTTATCGCCAATTGCAATGCAAAAGGCGTGGATATTCCCTGGGCTGATTTGATTTAATCATGATACATCGCGTTATTGCTGTCGGCAAATGGGTTATTGATGTTCTTATTGCCGAAGAGGATTACGACATCGAAGGTGTCCTGTCCTGCATGTATGAAATAGATGCATCCTACCACTGGATGCGAAGGGCGAACGAAATCATGAAATCCGGCGGGATGAACAAGGCGTTCACGTACAGCAATGCCGACAGAAGACGCGCTGTTGTTGTGATCGGGCCTACAACATCTGGCAAGGAATTCCAGGATTCCGTCGTCCACGAACTCCTCCACCTTGCGGTACATATTGTTTCCGCAGAAGGTCTGGACGTAGAGAGCGAAGATCCAGCTTATCTCGCAGGAGATGGTGCACGGGAACTCGCAGATATAATATGCGAAATGGGTTGTCCGAACTGCAATCCGGATTAGTATTCCAAGTCTTTTTATTTGAATGACAAAGCAGATCGTTTATGCTCGTAGCGCGGTCTGCTTTTTTAGATAGTTTTGCTATGAAAGTTACATATAACCAAACGGACAATATATTATACGCTATTGCCATGACATACCTTTATACCGTTCAGCATATTTGGGATAAGCTTGCAGAGATTGCTAAGTATCCTATCTCTTGGATAGCGGGCTTTTTCCTCTTCTTGATGAATGCCGTTACCGGCGGAACAATTATCATCTATGTTATTATTCTTGCGAGCTTCATCGATCTTGGATGTGGAATCGCGGTATCACGCAGGCAGGGTACATTTACACGTAGCGACCTGATGCGGCAGACGGTTGAGAAGGTTACGGTGTATGGGCTGGCAATGATCATCTTCCTTTCGCTGGACAAGTACATAATGGATCGGACCGACTTTACTCTGGCTCTTTCTTCCGGACTCGTCGGTGTAGTCATCGTGCTTGTCGAAACGGTTTCTTTCCTCGCTTCGCTTCTTATCCTTTATCCCAGCAATGCATTCCTGCGCCTTTTGATGAAGGTACTCAAGAGTGAGATTGCCGCGAAGCTCCATGTCGACGAAACGGAGGTTTCTTCCATCCTTGACTCGATGGTGAAGAAACAGCATTCCAAGAAACAGCCGAGAAACAACAAAGGACAATTCACAAAGAAGAATGGGTAAGTTCAAGATTCTTATCGATCCGGGTCATGGGTCTGATACACCCGGTAAACGTTCTCCCGATGGGCGCCTTCGCGAATACGCTTGGGCAAGGGAGATTGCTGGCAGGGTCGTCGATGAGTTGAAGTCATACGGTTACGATGTGGATCTCGTAACGACGGAAGAAAAGGACGTTTCCTTGAAGGAGAGGGTTGATCGCGTCAATCGCTACTGCTCTCTCTATGGACGGGGGAACGTCGTTCTTGTTTCTATCCATGTCAATGCTGCTGGAGACGGAAGCAAATGGATGAATGCAAGGGGCTGGAGCGCATACACGACTCCCTCCAGAACCAAGTCCGATGACCTTGCAGATGACCTCTATTGGGCGGCAAGGCAGGTGTTCGGTGCTCCTCTTACCATCCGCGCAGACTATTCCGACGGAGATCCCGACTGGGAAGCGAACTTTTACATTTTGAAGAATACACAATGTTGCGCCGTTCTAACCGAGAACTTCTTCCAGGACAACAAGGAAGACGTCGAGTATCTTCTCTCCAAGAAAGGAAAGGAGGATTGTGTCACCGTGCACGTATCTGGTATCGTAGCTTATTTGCAGACAAGATGAGGTGGATTGTAGAGTTGAACTCCGGCGAGAAATGGAAGTTCGATGAGTATGCGGAAGCCTATTTCTTTGCCACTATTAACTTCGGATTCATGGGTTATGTGATATATGAAAAAGATTGATTTACTCGTTCTCGCTGGTGCAATCATCCTCGTCGCCCTCGGTTTCATGGGGGGATATAGGGTCGCACGCGCTGGCTATCCCGAGATAGAAGAGCGTACTGATACGATACGCATCTGGGATACCGTTAAAGTGGATAATCCCGTTCCTGTTGAGGTTGTTAAGTGGAAAACCGTCCCAGAGTATCTTGCCGTCCACGACACCACGTTCATGGTTGATTCTATCCTTGTAGATGTCCCGATGGAGAAGAAGGTGTATCAGGAAGACTCCGTGTACTATGCTGTTGTCACGGGATTCCATCCGAGCCTTGATACGCTTAAAGTCTATCGTGAGACGGTAACGATTGAGACTACCAAGAAGGTTACGGAATACAAGCCTTACAAGTGGACCATTGGCCCGTTCGTATCCCAGGAAGTCGGGCTGAATGATTTCTATCTCGCGAAGGCTGGTATTGCTGGCGATTTCCAGATTAAAGGTGGATTCCGTTTCCAGCCGGAGATTGGACATTACTGGTTCGACATCAACAAGCATGACTGGTACGCAGGCGCAAAATTTAAGTTTGATCTAATCAGAAAGAAATAGCTATGGAGTATAAGGTAACATTTGTCTTCAACGACATGGACGTCTCCAAGTCGGAGATGCGTAAGGAGATTGAATACTTTGAAGAACATCTAGCAGATAAATATGATGCAGACTTGTATCGTGTTTCAATTGAACCGGTGGATTAATGCTTTTCATTTTGTTTTTGTTTTGTGTAATGTTTGACATGCCGGAGATGGTCGTGAGGCCCTCTCCGGTTTTTCTTATCTCGCCAATACAATTTCTTTTGAAAATCAATAAATGATTTTGTTTGGGCTAAGCGAATCATTTATGATTGCAAGCTCAGGCATCCCTTTCCATATTTTTGCGTAAACAAAACGGAGAAAATATGGAAGATTACGCATTCGATGTAAGCGGTATTCTCTCGGAAGAGGAAGCCGCAAAGCTCTTTGAAGAAAATGAGACCACTACTCCTCCCGCACAGGAAGATCCTGTAAAGGAGGAAGCAAATGAAACTGAAACCCAAGCCGAGGAGAAGAACGACTCTCCGGAGAAAGTAGGCGAGGAAGAAGTTGAAATTGAGGAAAACGCCGTCAGTCAGAGCGACGGTTCTTCTCCATCAGTTTATTCTTCCATAGCCAATGCTTTGAAGAATGACGGCGTCTTTCCCGATTTCGAAGATAGCGACATTCAGGCGCTGAAGACTCCGGAAGATTTCGCGGAGCTGTTTGAGAAGGCAGTGACGAATCGTCTGGATGAACGTCAGAAGCGAATTGATATGGCGCTTGGAAATGGAGTCGAGCCTGATACCATCAGGATGTACGAACAGACCCTCCAGTATCTTGGTTCTATCAACGAGGAAGCACTTTCCTCCGAGAAGGAAGAAGGCGAGAACTTACGAAAGCAGCTTATCTACAATGACCTCATCAATAAGGGTTATTCGCAGGAGCGGGCAAACAGAGAAATTGAGAAATCCTTCAAGTCTGGTAGCGATATCGACGACGCGAAAGACGCACTCGAGGCTCTGAACAAGTTCTACAAGGATGGTTACGAAAAAGTACAAAACGAAGCAAAGGCTCGTGTAGAAGCGCAGAAGGAAGCCCGCAAAAAGGATTCCGAAAAGTTCCGCAAGATGATCCTCGAAGACGAGGTGAAGATCGGCGATACTCCGCTTGATAAACGTACGCGTCAGCAGGTATTTGACGCTGTATCCAAGCCGGTATACAAAGATCCAGATACGGGACAGCTTCTCACCCAGGTCCAGAAGTTCCAGAAAGAGAATCCACTGGAGTTCTTGAAACAGCTCGGCATGTGGTATGTCTTGACCAACGGCGGCAAAGATGCCAGCGGTCTCGTAAAGAAACAGGCAAGGGTTGAAAAGAACAAGAACATCCGGGAGCTCGAGCGGAAGATTAATTCTTCTTCGTTCGGCGCAGACGGTTCTCTGAGATACATGTCCGGCACAAGCGGAGATTCAGATCCGCTCCTGTCCGATGGATGGAAGGTCGACCTGGGTTAATATAAAGTAAGTATTCACCTGAAATACTTTTGTTTAACCAAAACCTAATAGTATTATGCCTGGTAGCATCATGAATTCTCAGATGGTTGGCGTAACTGCTTGGCGCGGTACCGTTACGAAGGACAATCACCTTTATAGCCTGTTCCGCACCAATCCGCAGATGGCCAGCGATGTCATGACCGTTCTCATGAGCAGCATGCGTCTCCCTACCCTCAATACCTACCTCTCCCGTGAGGTTCCGGTCCGTGAGTATGAGGATGATTCCGAACTGTTCTGGGACGTTGTTACTTCTTCCCGCCGCAACATTCCGCTGATTGAGGCACGTCGTGCTGATGGTTCCGCCGTCACCTCCGGTGGTGCGAATGTCGGTGTCGGCTTCGAGCCGTTCTACCTTGTTTTCCCGACCGATTGGTTCGCTCTTGGTGAAGTCCTGTGGGGCAACCTGAACGAAGTCTATCCGATGATCGTCAAGGAGGAAGGCAAGGTCGAAGGTACCAACACCGTTTACAAGGTCGAACTCTTCGGCGCTAACGGTGCAGCCGGTATTCCCGCAGATCGCCTTCTCGCCGGTGAGCGTTTCTCCTGGGGCTATGCTCCTATCGAGGACAACTTCTCCCGCAAGGTTGGTGATGTCCGTTTCTCCAGCCCGGTTACGATGCGTGCCGATTGGCAGCGTGTCCGTCTCCAGCACAAGATCGGTGGTCGCGAACTCGGCAAACGCCTCGCCTGCCACATCCCGATCTCCAAGGAGGTCAACGGCAAGATGCAGCACACCACCGTGGATCGCTGGATCTACAATGTCACCTGGCAGATCGAACAGACCTGGGAAGACTACAAGAACAACGCTCTCGAGCGCGGTGTCAGCACCCGCATGGAGAACGGCGAGTATTCCAACTTCGGTCTGAGTGGTCTCCCGAACCGTCAGGGTTCCGGTTTCCGCGAGCTGCTTTCCCTCGGTAACCAGCAGTATTATACCAAGTTCTCCATCGGTATGATTGAGGACGCTCTGTACGGTATCAGCGCTGGCAAGGTTGACTTCAAGAAGCGTAAGTTCGTTGTCCGCACCGGTGAGCGTGGAGCTATCCTGTTCTCCCGTGAGGCTAAGAAGGAAATGTCCGGTTGGCTCCCGCTGTATGGCGGCACCTCCAATGTCCCGTACATGAGCAAGGGCCCCGAGACTAACTTCACCAATGGAAATGCTACGACCATCGCCAACCCGCAGGTCACCAAGTGGATCTCCGCCAATGGCCTCGAAGTTACCCTGATGATCGATTCCAGCAAGGATGACGTCCAGACCAACAAGGTCATGCACCCGCTTGGTGGTACCGCCGAATCCTATCGTTTCGACATTTTCTATGCCGCCGACGAGGATCAGCCGAATGTGCAGAAGTGCGTTGTCAAGGGTCAGCCCGAGCTTCGTGGCTACCAGTGGGGTCCATTCGCGAATCCGTTCACTGGCGAGTTCAACAACAGCTCCGCTTCCTACGACGAAGATTCCGCCGTTGTCCACTACAAGGCCACCCTGGGTATCGTGATGTACGATCCGACCCGCGTCGTTTCCTTCATCCCGGATATCCTTCAGGCTTAACATATAACTAAATAGGAGAAGATAATTATGGAAGAACAGACTGCTAAAACAAAGAAAGGAAAAGTAGAGATGGAAGCCGTTAAGGTTAATCCTCTGAGAAAGGAAAGGATCTATGTCCGCTTCGTTCCAACGAAGTTCTTGGACCTCCCGAAAAATCATCCCGCATGGGGTGGTATGATGGACGGTGCAACGGATAAGATCTGCGTCCCTGTACTTCGTTCCACGGGCAAATACAAAAATGTCCTGACGAATGAGGAGAAGGACTTCCTCGAAGAGATACTTGGCCTTGACTACAATGCCCTCTCTGTTTACAAGACAGATCACAACTATTGGGACAACTACAGTGTTATCCTCAACAAAGAAGGCATTCACCTGGACCTGTCCAATCCGGAGGATTATATCAAGTACAAGGTTCTCCTTGCAAACTCTGATATCATTGCTCCGTCAGTGCAGGAAAGGGTTGAGCGCCCGAAGCAGACCTACCGGTACGAACTTGTCCGTGAGGATGAAGAGTCCAATATGGAAAGCATGAAGATGGATAACATGATGAAGTGCTACCGCGAGTTCGGTAAGATCGAAAGCGATTTCGACACGATGCGCGTTCTCGTTGAGCTGATGGATGGACGTCCGTATGATATTCATACGAAGACTGAGTTCTTCAAGTCGAGAATCAATGCGCTCATCCAGCAGAATCCGAGAGAAGCACTTCGCCAGATGACCGATCCGCTTCTTCACGCGAAGGTTCTTATCCGTCGTGGTGTAGAGCTCGGTAAGGTAAGCACCCGTGGTGATTACTACTATCTGAAATCCGATAGTTCCCCGCTTTGCGATCAGGGAGAAGATCCTACTCTTTCCATCGCTGCAAGGTATATCAGCCAGCCTTCGCACCAGGATATCAAGTTTATCCTCGAAAGCGAACTGGATAACAATAGGAAGAAGTAATGAAGAACTGTGAGGAATGGTCGCTTGAATTCGACCTCATGTATCAGAACATAACGAGCAATCAGGCTCCTGGTCTTACTCCGTACGAGAAGAGCGTCTTTCTCACTCGTGCACAGGAAGCAGTAGTCGTGATGCTCTACAATGGTACGCTCTCCAAATCCTTTGAAGAGACCGAGGAGATTACCGCGTATCTCGCCCCGCTGGTGAAGCAGGTTGAGTGTGCGAAGAATACAAGCTCCGCCCTTCCTCACGTTGTTTCTTCTTCCGAGATTTACTCTTTGCCGCAGGATCTGCTTTTCCGGACGCTCGAGACTTGCACTGTCAACGTTGACAATTGCGGAGATCTTCTTGCCGTCGTTGTCCCCGTGACTCAGGATGAGTTCTGGCGCACGATGCGTAATCCCTTCAAGGGAGCGAACAAGAGACGTGTACTTCGTCTTGCCTATTCCAACGCAAGCGCTGATGAGAATTTGACTGAGCAGGGATACTCCGAGCTTGTGAGCGACTATCCGATTTCCTCCTATGTCGTAAGATATATCAAGAGACCGGATCCGATCATTCTCACGGACTTGGCGAACGGCTTGAGCATCAATGGTGAGAGCAACGCGACAACCTGCAAGCTTAACGAAGCGCTTCATCAGACTATTCTGACGGAAGCCGTGAAAGCGGCAAAGGCAGTCTGGGCTTCATAATAACCGAATAATAAACACCAATTAGTTATGGCAAATTTCAATACCAATCAGGCTCGCCACTTCTATGTGGCCAAGACTGCGGCTGTTATCGACGGTGTTGTTACTCCTGCGATCATCGAAGGCATGTCCGTCGGCGATCTCAAGGTTGTCAAAGACCTGGAAGGTAACCTCGCATTCCTCTACAAGAACGCCGATGGCATCATCACCCGTTCTGACACTATCGAAGCTGGTAAGATCCAGTATTATACTAGAAAGACTGCTGCCGAACTTGCCCTTCCGTTGATGGCACATACCATCACCCTGGATACCAACAACTATGCTATTGCTGATCTGGCTGGAAAGACTGTTGTTGCCACGATTACCGTCCGGGAAATCTTGAGCTACGACGCCGCTGACTCCATCTCCTACGCTGCCGTTGTCAAGGTTACCAATGGTATGACTGCTGCTCAGTTCTATGCAGCCCTCAAGACCGCGATTGAGAAGGCCATGCCGAAGCGCGAGTATCCTTACTTCACTGTTACTGGCGGTTCCTCTAACGTTGTCTTGACGATGGCGCCGCAGAAGTATCGTCGTGGTCTCATGTCCAATGAGTCTGTCGATCTGGTCGTGTCCTTCAATATCCGTGGCACCGACGACAATGTCGAATCCTGGGGTAAGGACGATGTCGCAAAGAGCGCATCTGCAACCATTCCGGCTGTTTATGCACTTGCCGATCTTGAGTATTTTAGCCTTGGCGAGCGCGGCGATATCTATCGTGGCAGCACCTGGCCGAACAACTACGAACCAACTTATATGATCAACCCTGCTGACAATACTTTTGCCAATTATGGTGTGCTTAGCATCCAGTATTTCTGGCAGGGTAATGCTGAGAACATCCAGAAGTCACCTCGTACCATTCAGGTTGCTGGTCCCGCTGCTGCTCTTACCACCCTTGAGGGTGCCGTCAAGGAAGCAATGGGCGAATCGGAACAGACCGCTCCGACTTCGTAAGGAAGTCTTTTAGTTCTTTATAAGTAAAGAGGTTTGGATTGAAATCCGAGCCTCTTTTCTTTTTACTTTTGAGCAAACGATTGTATTATGGTTATTTTCAATGACCTCCGTATTTCGGAAGACCGTAAGTATCTTATCGTAGACTGTCAGATCGAGGATGTCGACGGCTACGACGGTCTCTATATCGACAGGGTTGATGTGATGCATTATTCCAAGGTGACTGATTTCAGCTGCATTGGATATGATGCGGATGCCTATGCATATACCATGTACCAGAAGGATGAAGATGACGACGAGGATACTGCGCGTTCCGTCCGTCTTTCCGTCACGATTGATGAAATCTTGGAAGACCAGCCCAACTTCGGCGTTAACACATTCGAAAATGGGTTGTTCTATGTCGCTGTAACTTGCGGTGGAACTCCTACAAACGGTCTTACTCTTGATGGATACGGTTGCGGCGCAGACAAGATGATGGATGTTGGCGTTATCCTCGATTGGTACGCTGTTTATCAGAACGGTATGGCATATGCCTCCAAGCTTGCATTCTCTTGTGGTAACTCCTGCGACGATCCTTCCGGTTACGAGCAGTTCATCCTTCACTGGTATGGACTCCAGCTTGCTATCGCCACTTGTGACTGGATCCAGGTCGCTAAGTTCTGGCCCAAGTTCCTGCGGATGTTCGCGAATGGCGTCGGCAAGGGAACGATCTCCGGAGGTTGTGGTTGTCGTGGATAAAACGAGTGGATTATGCTCCAGGTAATTGCAGAGAAAAAAGCGCTGAATACGCTGAAAAGATATTTCAATACGGTCCAGAAAACTGGATACGTAAAGCATGAGATGCTGTGCCGGTACATGAAATATCTCTTCCTGATTGATTTGGTGGAATACACGCACGACTTTTTCACGCAGAAGGATTACGATACTGTGGCGGAAGCGCTGGCGAAGTTGTTCAGCGATGGAGGATGCATGCTTCCTTATCCTGTCCTCTGCGCCAATCGTGCCACTCTTGGTCGTGCCCACTATATGGGTACATTCAAACTTCGCGTCACAGAAGGCGAGAGACTCGTTGACCGCGATAAGAGGATTACGGAAGACGAACATTTAAGAACGGTGTAGTATGGCAACATTCGGAGAGATAATCTATTCTGTATTGGATATTTTGAAAGAGAGGTCTGATGATGCATACTACACTGAGGAGCACATCATCTTCCTTGCTTCCAAGATTCGGGCGTTCCTTCTGGAGCGTAAATACTCTGCATCCAGGAACAAGGCGTTTGAGTCGGTGTCAGATGAGAACAAGCAGACCATCTGCCTCAATCTCGAACCGACAGAGTTGATTCCCGACGGATGTGCCGGATTGTGGCTCAAGTCTACCGAGAAGATTCCTTCTATTCTTGGCGATGCCGAGCCGAAGCTCTACACGGTAAGTGATGCAATGCATACGATGCTCACGTTTATTCCGATTGAGCGTATGCCTTATGTCGGATACAATAAGTGGCTCAAAAACATCATCTATGCCGCCAAGAGTGCTGATGACTACCTGTATGTGACGAGCAACAATCCACAGTTCATCTATCTTGAAAATGCAAGGATGGAAGCGGTGTTCTCTGATGTGGAGGAGGCGGCTGAGCTTGCTTGTGACAGCGAGGATGGAGCGAAGTGTGATATCCTTCAGCAGACGTTCCCGCTCGAGGCTGCACTCATTCCCTCCTGTATTGAGTTGATTGTCCAGGAACTCTCCGGTTCCAGATACGCTCCGGAAGATAAGGAAAACAATGCGAAGGATGACTTCTCCGAGGCGGCTGTTACGCAGAGACCTTCCCGTCCGGCGGAGAATGCTTCACGCCAGAGACAGGAGGCTGAATAATGAAACTTGCCTTTTCCGGTGAAGCGAGGTATCCCGATTTCAATGACGGATACGAACTGTACAAGAAAAGGACGCGGTCCAGGGACTGTATGGACCTAAAGACATACAAGAAAGTTGTAAGGATGTTTTGCAGCGGGATGGAAGACAAGTTACTAACCAACGGGCTGGTTGATTTTCCAAATAGAATTGGCTTCATCTCCGCTGCCATCTTTACAAGGAAAGCCAAATATCGCGACGGTAAGATGGTCGGTTTTGGCAAGATGGATTGGGAAGCCGGTCATTACGACGGATCGATGAAGGCGTTTGGTCTGGCTTTCTTCCCGAGAAGGGACATTACCGCGAACATGAGATGTTACGGATTTGTCTGCAACCGGGAACTTTATAAGAAGATGGCGGAATTATACAACGGCTATGATTGCCCTTGGGTTCCACTCGAGTTTAGCGATGATATGATTTAGTTATGAATCAGACTACCAACATACGAAGGATCCTTGATCGGGTGATGCGGCATCCGATGCTTCGCGATATCCCGTTCGAGACCGCAGTTGAATATGCCGTGGACTTCATCTCCCTGATGGGAACGCCGGGGCTCTATACAGAGAAGACTGCAATCATCAAGATTGAGAATTGGCGCGGTGCTCTTCCGTGCGACTTTGAGCATATGATCCAGGTACGTGTTACAAGCCAGCAGCACAGCCGTAGATGGATTGACTGCCACTTCGGTCCGGTTCCGCTGACGTATCGTGTTTCTGGTCACTCTTTCCATATGTCGGATATCAAGCCGAATTCCGGACTTACAGGAGAACTGACATACAAGATTCAGGGAATGGTGATCTTTACCTCAACGAAGGACGTAGACGTTGAGATCGCGTATCGTGCATTTGCTACGGACGATGAGGGTTATCCTCTCCTTCCCGACAATACGAGCTTTCTTCGTGGTCTGGAGAACTACATCAAGCTTCAATGGTTCACCGTAATGTTCGACATGGGCAAGATATCCCAGGCGGTATTGCAGAATGCTCAGCAGGAATATGCTTGGGCTGCGGGTGATGCCCAGAGTGAATTCTCCCGCCTGACTCTTGATGAAGCGGAGACCCTGTTCAATTCGTTCAAGACTCTGCTTCCGCGCAACCATGAACACTGGAAGGCATTCTTCGATAACGGAGCAAAGGAAATTTGGAAAAGACATTAGGATATGCAGCAGAAAGCTTTTACTCTTCAAAACAAAGGCATGAACCGAGACCTCTCCATCTCCAAGGCTGGGGAGTCTTCTGCATATGAGAACCACAACATCCGTATTACCGCCACCGATCACGATACGCTCCTGTCCGTCACAAATGAGCGTGGTACGAAGGAGGTTGTTCTCAACTCCACGATTGAGGGCACGCTGATTGGGTGGAACGTACTGAATAAACACATCATTCTTTTCACTCACGAAGATCCGAACGTTGATCGCATCTATCGTGTAGACTATGATGGTGAGAATTTCCGTGTTGTATATGGCGCTGCCGACTACGATTCGAACAACATCAATACAGACGTCCTCGTTCTTGATGCTCCAATCTTCCAGGGCGATCTTGGCTTCAACGTTAAAAATCCGATTGAGTCTGTTGTCTATTTTGAAACAGAAGCTATCCAGAAAATCTATTGGGTAGATGGGCTTCACGTCCTGCGCTTCATGAACTTCATGGCTTCGAGAACCGAAGTGGAGAGTTGGGATAAATACACATTCGACTCTAATCGCTTTGCAGACTTCGATGTCAATGTCGAAATATCCAAAGACTATTCTGGTAACACAAGAGCCAACGGCGTCGTCCAGTATCTTTTGACATACTATAATAAGCATGGTCAGGAAACCGGATATGTCTGGATTTCCGATCTGGTTTATCTGTCTCCAAAGAATATCGGCGGAGCTGCTGACGGGACGAATAATTGTCGTGTAACGCTCTCTATTACTTTTGATAAGAATAATACATTCGACAGCTATCGTGTCTATTCTATTTTCAGAAGCGCACTTAATGGAGAAGCTATTGCCTATCTTGTAGGCGAAGGTAGTATTGGTTCCGAAGTTACAGTTATCGACGATGGAGCTCATCTTACGACAGAGGACGTTGGAAGAATGCTTTATCTCGGAAGCCAGAATCTGATTGCGTCTACTCTTGCCCACAAGGACCAGACGTTGTTCCTCGGAGGACTTGAATCTACTGGGCAGGACTATAGTGCAATCAAGCAGGCCATTTCTGATTCAGGTATGTATGACCACGATACTGGTCTTACGTCGGCCACACCTGATAGAACAAAGAATTGGATTTATTTCGAGTATTCGAGCGATATTCCATATACGATCCCTTCTACCCAGTATGAATATAACAGCCAGCTTGAATATGGTTCTTCGAAAGTTCTGACGTTCAAGGGCGGTGAGAAGTATCGTTTCGGCGTAGTATTCAAGAAATCCGACGGTTCTGACACATCCGCATTCTGGATTGGAGACGCCATCAATACGCTTTATCCCGTTATAGATGCTAACAATAATGTAATTAAGCGTGTTGTCGCCCGGTGTACTTTGCCTGTGGCAATCTACGATTTGATGCCACAGTACGAATTCGTTTCTGCTCAAGTTGTGATAGCCGAAGCGACTTATGCTGATCGTTCTGTCAAAGCGCAGGGCATTATCAACCCGACTGTATTCAATGTTTGGGATCGGTTCAATAACAGGCTGTATGGAATGTCGTCCTGGATCTCTCGTCCGAGGGGTTCCGGGTTCGCTTTCAAGCACTTCGCTCCGATAAACAACTCCACGGAGTCTTCTGGGGAAATCGACTGTAACTATTGGACGAGCACAACAGATCCTGCTCCTTATTACCAGCTCGTAGACTATAACGCACAGACGCCGTCTTACGATGCTGTCTATGATGGGATGCCGAATTACGACAAGATAATGGTCGTATATGAAATCAGTTGTTATAAGAACTGGACCGGATTCGTTAACAAATATCGCTCTTCCGTGTTCGTGCTTATGGCAAAGGTTGATAGCGGTAACGAATCTAAGCTGGAGGAGTATGTGTTTCCGTCTGACTTCTTTGCTAGGGAAAACGAGACACGAAACAGCTCGATTGATTATATTCGAAGATTCGATAAAGTCGAAACCGTAAATAGCGAGAATCAGATTGTCTTCTCTATTTTCGGATATGAGACGGATTGGTTTGAGAATAACACGACGGGCGACCCGAGCAAAAAGAAGGCATATAACGATGTCGTTGATTATTTACAGAATGATCTTGGCCTAACCAATTCAAATCTGATTGTAGATTATGAAACTTTTTACCAGTGGTGTGAAAAAACGCCGGTAAAAGACAAACGGTACTTTAACCTTCAAGCGACGAATGGTAATAGTGGATTCTCTGAACTTCAACAGGCATTGAACGGAGTCGAATCCACCGGACAAGATTTCCGCAATCGGACTTGGATTAGTGAGAATTTCAGTAAGGCGTCAAAGGATATTTCCTACACTCCGGCATATTACAAGAAACATCTCATGTTCGTTGACGAGAATCTTATTACGTTGGACTCTCCTGAACTTGCATATGAGGCTATTTCGTTTGACAAAGCAGATGGGTATAAACTACGAATTGTAGGCGCCGCAAAGATTACCGGTGGGATCAGCGACTATGTCGTCGATGCCCAGCATAGCAAACTCTCTGGCGAGAACTTGATTAAAGAGAACTTCGGCAGTACCGTTACATCCGGTAATTTGGATGGCCTGATTTCTTGGCCACTCTGGGCGGAGAAAGACCTTGATGTTACCGATGACGGTGAGAAGAAAGAACTTGAAGATAGAACCTCATCTGACTACACGTGGGGGCCTGGCATTACTAGCTATTGGCTTCACATGTGGAACCATGCAGGGAAGATTAGTGGCTTTACCGATGAAGACGGGAGCGACTATTCTCTACTCCATTCTAAGATCTTTGCCAATCTTCGTTTTGCCGGCACGACTGTTTATGATCGTAATGCTATCAATGCGTTCGTTTTTGACGAGACGAACGGGTATCTCGGTATTGACTCTCTTCGCGTATTCAATAGTGTCGGCAGTCAATATTACAATATCAATATCAGCAATGAAACGAGATACTATAACGGATCGGCGGATATTTCATTATCCATGCCAGGCAGTCACAGATATCCCGTCCTTAATAGTGGCTATAATCCAGACCCAACGAAGCCCACGTCGGAGGGCAATGCATATCTTTATTTGAAAGATCCAGTGCAGATTGCCTATCTCTCCTCTCTGCATGCCGTTATCGCTCTTCATACGAGTTCAAATCAGACTATTAACGGACTGAATTATCCTGTGTATATGCAAGACATCCTTCCTCGGATGTTTGATAGCGAGACGTATGATAACGTTGGTCACAATCCTTCGATTTCCGGTCCGCTGGTTCCCTGGATAAACGTCAAGACCGATGCTGTCGGATATCCGTATAAGGACTATTATGCATTCCAGAAGCAATTTGAACTGCATCCGGATTCAGATTCTGCCACAATAGAAGACGGAGATCGGTATTTGTTTATCGGCGAGATTTACCAGGAATTTACTGGCAGTGAGTACGGCGGAATCACGGATTCCGATATCGAAAAGAATAGATTCATTTCCGCAGGCGCATTCATCCGCAAGAAAGATATGCAAATTGAATCCGCCTCAATATCTCACGGCGCCGTACAGACATATGGTTATTCCATTCTCGCTGATCAGGGAGACACCTATTTCCAGCGTTGGGATTGTCTCAAGACGAAGCCTACCTCAAATGCCCCGGTGAATGGAGTTATCGACATTACGTCTGTAATGCTTGAATCGCATATCAATCTTGATGGTCGTACTGATCTCCAGAGGGGAATCAGTGCGCTTGCATCTATCAACACGGAGCAATTTGGTAGCCTCAATCCTGTCTATTCCCAGACGAATAATTTCTTTGCAAAGAGAAATCTTGACGAAGATTTTGACCAGGATACGTACAAGTCCTCTATTACTTGGACGCTGGACAAATCTGATTCTGCCGAGGTAGACGAATGGACGCACATCACTCTTGCGAATACGCTCAAGCTCGATGGAGACAAAGGAGCCTGTCGTGCGATACGGAGATTCCAGAACAGTCTCATTGCATTCCAGGACAGGGCGATCTCCGAGATACTGTTCAATTCTCGCACGCAGATTGCGACTACCGATGGGGTTCCGATTGAGATTGCGAACTCCGGTAAGGTTGATGGCAAGCGCTATATTTCCAATAAGTACGGCTGTACGAACAAATGGTCTATCGTTGAGGGAAAGGCGGCTCTCTACTTTGTCGACAATATCAATAAGGCATTCTGCGCGTTTAACGGAAACATCAATGCGTTGTCTACCGAGAAGGGCTTCAATGCTTGGTTCCGTAGAAGGAATAATACTGAGGCTTGGACTCCGGATCTGTTTAACAACTTCGTTTCCTTCTACGATAGGGTTAACTCTGATGTCTATCTCGTCGGGAAGGAAGACGAAGAAGGGAGACCGACGCTTGTCTACAACGAACTTCTCGGTGAATTTACGAGCTTCTACGATTACGATTCCGTTCCGATGATGGCCAATGTCGAGGACAGATTCGTCTCGTTCAAAAACAATAAACTCTGGCTCCAGAATGAAGGGCTTTATTGTAATTTCTTCGGTTCACAGTATGATTACTGGATCCAGTATCGCGTGACTCCTAATCCGTACACCGATAAGATTTGGTCCGGTATCGACTACCGAGCAGACTTCTATCGTGTTCTCGATGAAGACGGAACCAATCTCTATCCGGAATCCGAGATGATTCGTGGTGATTACTTTGACGATAACGAGGGAGTCTACCAGGAGAACACGACGTTCGATAATCTGGAGATCACTAACGAGTACCAGAAGGCCAATATTGATTTCGGGAAGGATTATTACAGCCAGGATCCCGCGAGGAAGAAGTTCCGTATTTGGAGACTGACCATCCCGAGAGCACAGGCTACCGAGTCGAACAAGTATGGACTTGATCGGATCCGCAATCCTTGGATCAATCTGACGTTCAAGAAGAAGCTTTCCGAATCGAACGACGCTGACGCCAACAAGGATTTGATGCAGTTACATGATATGATTGTAAGATATTTCGAGTAGTATGGATTACAGTGAATATGTGAAACAGGTTCAGAATGCTCTTGGTACATACCGGGGGAGTTCTATCTTCGGGCAATCATTCCTTGATCAGTATCGAAATGCCAATGCTGGTTTAACCAGTGCACAAGACAATTTTAATCAGCTTAATGACGCGGGGAAAGCTCAGGCGAAAGGTTTGCAATCTGGATTAAAATCCATGAAGGGGAGTGCGATTGCCGGTGGTGCCATCGCTGGATTAAGCGGGGTGTCTAATATTCTCAATACTTCTCTTAACGCCGCAAAGATTCAAGATACATCCAAGTACCAGAACCAGATTAACGATCTGAGTCGCGCCGGAGCATTCAACTACAATAATTTTGACCAACTCGCCAACGACATGTCAATGACCGATTTCAATGTCGGGATTGACTATGACGATATCCGAGGCATGGGCGGCAGCGGTGTGACGAAAGAGAAGGTCGGCGCCGTTGGCGGTTCTGCTCTATCTGGCGCTGCCACTGGATTGCAGATTGCCGGGCCTTGGGGCGCTTTAGTTGGCGGAGTTATTGGTGCAGGTGCCGGATTAGCTGGAGTTCTTGGCGGAGATCAGAAGGCAAGAATACAGGAAGATTATCTCAACCTTCAGGCGCAGAGAGCACAGAACGCAGCACAAGAGAATTTTGCCGCCGCGCATGAGCGGATCTCAGAGAATAACAATCGTTATAACATGGTAAATGCTGTTGCGAAAGGTGGGCAGATTCAGCGCCGTAGACAGAGCATTCTTGAATATGCAAATAAAGTTACGCGAACTCCAATTCAGAGAGAACGTAGAGCATCCGGCATAGTCAGTATGAAATGCAACGGAGGAGTAATGGTAAGATTAAAAGCTAAATAACATATGAGCGAATTCAATACACATGGGGGCTACTTCGCTCCCGCAGGATACATGAAAGTCGAGACCGGTGGATCTCACGAGGAGAATCCCAACGGCGGCGTTCAGATTGGCGTTGATCCCCAGGGCGTACCGAATATGCTCGAGGAAGGAGAGCCGGTATACAACGACTACGTCTTCTCAGATAATATAAAAGTTACGGAAGATATGGTCGAAAAATATAAACTTCCAAAGCAGGTTAAAGATAAGCTTTACTCTGACGCCGTTCAGTATTTTATGAACGAGGCGGAGCAGAGACCCTTCGACGCAACTTCAAGGAATGGGCTCGAAGCGATGTTGATGCGTCTCGCGGATGCCCAGGAGGAGCAGAAACAAGCCGATGCCGCAAAAGAATTTAAAGACGCGATTGATGACATGAGCGCAGATGAACTTACCGAGCTTGCTTCAATGCTTTCTCAGCCAGAAGAATCCATATCAATTGCTCCGGAACAGGATGCGGTTATTGATATGCAAGTTCCAGTTGCGGAGGAACAATCCATTCCTGCGCAGACTCCTATGGCAGAAGGAGGTTTTATTCGCAAATATTGGCCAGGTGGTCCGGTGTATTTTGGATATAATAATAGCCAGGCTTTTAGAAACGCATTTCCCCGGATCTTCGGACAGACAAAACTTCCGGATTATCTTCATTATGATTTAAATATTCCGGGCGGCGAAATCCAGCATTCGCTTATTTCGAGTTCTCGTCCCGATATGTCGACCAATGCCGAATTGTATGGTCCTACTGCTTTCGGATATAACAATATCGAAGCATATCGTAATGCATTCCCTGAAATATTTGGCGGTCAGCGATTGCCGGATTTTTTGCATTATAGCAATGATCCGACAGTATTGAATTTTAATGACGAGCCGAATACTCCCGGCGTTTTGAATGTTGTCAGCCCGAGAAGTGAAAATTCCGTACCACGAGCTCCGAGTCAAAGCGCTCGTCCAGGTTGGGGCGCCATGCTCTCTAACCCCGGAATTAAGACTCCGACTAACGAACAGTCTTTATATCTTAGAGAAGTCCCGATTGTTCTCACAGACGATACGCCTTCAGATAGCATCCATGATTTAGCGAATGAGCTTGTTGCTCAGAAGCAACAGACCCCTACGTCTGAACCTGTACCCGATGAGAGTGAGGTTACGGTCGATGCGGCTAATGCTCTCCCAACCGGAGCAATGTATGCTGGAGCCGTCGGGAGCGGACTGCTTGCGCTTCAGTCTGCGTTGCAATCGCCTGATCGTTATACGATGCCTCGTGTCCAACCGTACGTTCCTGAAGGAAGAATTAATTTGCAGAATCAGAGGTATAATCCACTCGATCAGAACATGATTGCGAATACTATGCTTGCGCAGGGTAATGCCGCAGCAAGAGGTCTGCGCAATTCTGGTCTTGGGGCATCTTCTGCCGCAGCTCAACTCGCCGCGGATTATAATCTTGGCCGAAATCTCGGGACTGGTTTTATACGGGCATTGGATGCAAACAATCAGCAGCGGAATAATGTAATTGCCGCGAATAACCAAGCCGAGGCTCAACGTGCTCAATTCGATTATGGCGTTGATGCGGCAAGAAAGAATGCTTTGGCTCGAGCCGCATATCAAAATGCCCAGTACGATGTAATGGGCCAGAGACTGAATAATCAAGCCGAGTCTGAAAAGTATGCTGCCGTAAGTCAGAATCTTAGCAATGCACTCCAAGGGCTGTCGAACATTGGGCGGCAGAATTTTATTCTAAATCAGGTTAATTCTAACCGTGCTCTTTATGACAGAGCGCTCCCGAACGGCTGGGCTTATTACAATCCGAACTCTTATGGCGGATTCATTAAAACAATCAAGAAATAGCATATGGCGAAGTTTGTAGTTACAAGTGGTTCTTATTTCGAACCGTTCTCATATGACGAAGTCGTCCGTCCATTGCAGCAAATGGCGGATGCTCAAAATGCGGCGGCAGACACCTACGATCAGCTTGGAATGGAAACCGAGGCGCTTCGTCGTTACATTTCCGAGAACGAAGGCGATACTGAGGCTCGTGCTCTTTATGATAATTATGTCAATAAGCTTAATACGCTTCAAGACAATCTTTGGAAGAACGGCTATAACGCAACAACTCGTCGTGATTTGGCCGCTGCACGTTCCGCATATGCAAGTGACATTTCCCGCATCGGAGCTGCTGTAAAGGCAAGACAGGAGCGAAGCAAGGAATACTGGGATGCCAAACATAAGAATCCTGATCTTGTTATGGGGTACGATCCCGGACAAAGCGGGCTTGATAATTATCTCCATGATGATATGTATG